CAGCAAACATGGACCCTAGAATCTTAAAAAATGAGCTTGACGCAAAACTTCAAGAGGATATTAAAAAAACTCCATTACTCGGAGTAAACCCTATTTTCAATGTTAATGCTTCAAAAGCAATAAACGCAATGATAGCTCTTAATAATGCATCAATAAGTGGAAATGCAACTGAAGTCACTAAATTAAGTGGAGAATTGAGAAACTATGTTGCAGCTGTGGCTGGAGCACCCAATTTTCAAAAAGCTCTAAGTGCAGGGCTGGATTTTGTTACAACTGGATCCACTACAAATGTTGGTGACTTAAACGCAACTTTACAAGAAACTTCCGAAGCTGTGTTTGGCGCAGTTATAAATAATAAATTATTTAGACAGCACCAACAACAGTTTGATAGAGCAATCAAAAATTACGAAACAGCTAAGAGTTCTTATTATGGTACCGGCGGAACAAATGCCGGAATGATTAAAACTATAGTTAAAGAACTTGGAGAAGATAAGCAAGTTGCCTATAACAGCGCTGAGCAAGTTAAAGGCAAGATTGGTACCATGGTAGAGAGTACTAATGCCGCTATCAAGTCTGGAGAGGCTTTATTACAAACTTATGAAAGAGTTCTTTCTAATCCTACAATCATGGCTGGTGTTTCGTCTACTAGTGAACAGGCAGCAGCCCAAGTAGAACAATTAAAAGTTAACTTAAATCAATTAAAGATTAAAATTGACAATATTAAGAAAGAGCAGTTAGAAGTAGAAAGAGAAGGCGCAACCATTGAGCAATCAATGAAACAAAGAGATATAAGATTCTTTGGCGGTTCTCAAACAGCTACTGACGCTGAGCTAATTCAAAAAACCTTAGGTGGACCTTTTGCAGTTGGCCATGTCATGGAACTTAATAGACTTAATGAACCTTTAATTCAAGAACAAAAACAAAAAATTCAAAATCTACAAGCAATGGAGGCTGCGGCAGTTGGTGAAAGAAAAACTGCATTACAAGCTGATATTGTTCAAGAAAAGAGTAAGTTAAGCCAATTAGAATCTAAGGGTCTATCTAATTTGCAAGATGCTTTGAGTGGTTCGTTCACTAAAGATTTCTATACCAAAGCAATTGAATCACCTAGCGCAGCATTTGCTAAAACTAAAAGTAAGTTTGTCAAAATTGCTGGATTTAAAAAGCTTGAAGATGATGAAGCTGCAAATTATTGGGATGGTTTACTTCCTGGTGAAGGCACTGCTTTAAAAGAATCTCCTGATCATGCTGGAGATACAATTGAGCAAATATTAAATGATCATCCAGAATTAAAGAAAAAGTCAAACTTCAAATTGATTTAAATTCTCTAACGTATAACACAACTAATGGAAAACAAAAAACCATGGTTGAGTTATGACAAGATTTCTAATCTATCTGATGCTTTCTCTTACATCAAAGACATAGGTTTTGATTTGAACGATTCATTTGAACACTTAAATCAAGGCTCTCCAGTAAGAGCTAAAGGCATTCCAACAGAAAAGTACACTGCTGGCAATACTAATGATGCCAGTGAAAGTATTTCTTCATCAGAGTCTTTCTTAACTCAAAACCCTTCTAGCGTAGCTCGAAGATATTCCCCAGCAAATAAGCAGGACTATAGTGGATACCGACCACCAGACCCTGTCTTTTTGTCGTATCAAGACTCTAAAAGCAATTTTCTTGTTACCGAAGGTCCAACAAAATATAAGAATGTTGCAGATTTTGATAAAAAAGATCAAAAGGGTTTTAATGTTAAGCAATTAGCATCAAAGAAAGAAGACTATATGATTAGTGCTGAAGCAAAAGAATTTTTACAAATGCTTCAAAAAACTAATCCTGAAATTAAAGTTCCAGAAGCTCAAGAAATTTCAGAGTCTTATAATGAAACTCAAAATGTTTCTCAAGCTTACAATATTGCTGCAAAACCAATTGAAATTAAAACTTCATCTATAACAAGAGAAGCTAGACCGTCAGAATCTATACTGATCAATAAAAACCAACAGACAAATATTCCAAAAGAAGATTTTAAGTCTATACAAATTGAAAAGCCAGTAAAAACTACAAGAGTTTCTCAGTATACTCAGCCCATTGATTTTCTTTCAATAAACAATAATAAAACTGAAATTATAGACGTCAAGTTTCAAAATAAAATACTAAATAGTAATACAGTAAACTTATCTAAAATATCAAGTGATGTAAATCAATTCTTCAATAACACTAAAGTAGAATTTAGACAAAATCTTATCAAAAATATTGTTAATGAATTAGCAGTTTTTGAGGGAGACAAGATTGAAGAAATTAAGAATCAAATTTTAAATGAGATAAATAATGTTGAAGATGTAAAAAATATTCAACAAGTAATTGAATCTGTAATTGTAAATAAACTTGAAAACAAACAAGATGAGAAAACAATTCAGGTATTGAATGTCTACTTAAATGAAACTTTGCCACAAATTATAATGAAGGCAGAGCAAGATTTTTTAGAACAAAATAATTTATTTCAAAATTATAAAAATGAAATAATTAATATTGTTAATAATAATCAAAATAACACTAATTTAGTTTCTGCATTAGAATCCATTCAACAGATTAAAAATATATTTTCTGAAGTTAAAACTGAGCAATTATCTAATGCATTTAAAGACTTCTTATCTCCACTTGAAAATGTAATTAATCAAACAAATGAATTACACAACTATAGTTTATATAATAGTTTTTTAGCAAATATTCAAAACATTCAAAACAAAGAAGTTAATAATCTTAGAAATGAATTGTCTTCTTATATAACTCAAAACTCAAATATTCAAATTGTAAATGAAAGTGCGCTAAGATTGGCACAGTACATTAATCAAAATAATCTTTCAAATAATGATGTAGATTATATCCAGCAAATTGAAAATATTTACAATCAGCATAAAAATTCAATTGTAAATAATGCAAATTACTTCTATTCAAGTGTAGCATTAAGCCAATTGCAAAATTTAGATAATAGTTTAGTTTTAAATAATGTTAAGCAAGATGTAGTAAATAATATTAACTCCTCATTCACTGATTTTAAAACATCTCTAAATGTAAATAATATTCGATCAAATATTGTAAATACGATTTCAAAAAATGAAAATGTAGATGTTATTATTTCAACACTCAATCAAGATATTGATCAGTTAATAAATAATAATGAAATTAAAAACTTTATTCAAAATATCATCAACCAAGAAGTTAACAATTTTAATTTAAAATCTTTAAGCATTACTGAAAATAGGCAGATTGTTCAAAACTTTGAAAATACAATTAATGAAAGCATTACAAACCTCACCAAGGATATTATTTACAAAGCGTCTGATATAGAGATAAACACAGAAAATGAATCAATTACAAATCTGTTAAATAATATCAAGACTGTTAATTCTACAGTCCAAAATAATAATAATTTAGATTACTCATTACAAAGTTTGACAATGATAGATAATTCATTGAGCAGTGCTATCAATATTTTGGGTGACGAAATTATTAATAACACAAATAGAGTAATTGAAGAAGAATACAACAGCTCGGTAATTTCTCAAAAACAATATGAAGAAATAACTAATATTTTTAATTCTAACATAAGTAAGTATGACATTATAAACAAGATTAAACATTATCTTGCTCAATATAATCTTGAAACTAAGTTAAGTAATAAAAATTATGTTAGCAGTCTTTCAACCTACGAGTCTTTGAATAGATTTACTGATATCAAAAATTATAATATCGAATCATTCATCAACAAGGTTTATAAAACTTCAATTGAACTAACAAATATCTCTCAGTCTTTAATTGGCACTAGAGATATACTTAAAACATTCCAAAACACTATTGACAAAATATCTATTCTTGCACCAAATAATGAAGTAGTTTCTGAAATACAAGAAAGATTAACTAAGACTCAAAATACCGATATTACTAATAAGTTTTTTAATTTAATAACTTCTAGCAATATTGTTGAAGAAGAAGTCAAGAATTTCTTAATCAGTCAGAATGAAACTATTTCTAACTACACTCTTAATGTAATCAAAGAGAACGTATATAATTCTGCTTTTGATGATTATATTTTTGTAAGTGAAATTAAAAATATTATTGAGAAAAAAGAGTCTTTAAATAGCTTCGCCACACTTACCGAAATTAAAGAAGTGTTGAATAAATATAACCTCGAAGAAGTGAAGAATGCATTTGTAGACATCAAAAACATTATCACAAATTCTTCAAGCGATAATATTTTGAATAATTCTATAGTTGAAAATATAGACAGTTATGTAAATAATCTCTCAAATATTACTAGCGAATTAGTGGCAAAGACTTTAATTGAAAATAAAAACTATTCTGAGCTTAAAAATATATCAGTTTTAAATCAAATAAATAACTCTAATTTATCTCAACAATTCAATACTGCTGTAAATAATATAACCGAGCAACTGAACGCTACTACAAATGTTGAGCAAATACTTAATACTATCAATACTGAATTGAACAATTTAAGTGTCAATCAAAGTTTAAATGAAAACACAATTGTAAATGAAAACTCAGAGTTTATTAATGAGATTTATAATTCTGTCAAAAATAATAGCCAAGAAGAAAATAAAAATTATGTAAATAATTTAAAGCAACAATTCTTAAATGAAACTTTATCCACAGCTGAAAATATCTTTAGTAACCAAAATATTAAGATAGAAAATATCTCAAATGTACTTAAAACATTAAATGTAAATAACTTTAATTCTAGTAATGTCAATCAACTTAAAAATGTTATTCAAGGAAATATTATTGCAAATAATTATGAAATTAATGAAAACAATCAGTTAAATTATTTTGCAAATTATTTGAATAATTTAGCATTTAAAGTAGATCTTATAGAAAGCTCAACCACAATAAATAATTTCGAAGAAATAAATATTTTAGCAAGGGAAACAGCGCTTAAATATACCACTGAATTTTCTGAAGTAAAAAATGAAATTAAAATACTTAACACACTTAGAAATGAAATAGAAAATATTGAAAATTATAATGAATTAAAGCAAGTTATAAATAATTTTGAAAATAAAATAAATCAAGTTAAATTAGAGCAGATTAATTTTATTGCCAACACTTTAATTGAAAATAATGAATACAAAAGTTTTGTCAAAGAAAATAAAGAACTTTTGACTTTTTCTAATTTTCAAGAAACATTAAATACTAATTCTGTGTTTTTGAATAATGAAGTAAAACAGGTTCTAAGTAATGTTTTAGAATCCAATAACAGTCTGCAAAATGTTATAAATAATTTCTCAAATGTAACACAACAAAATATTTCAAGTGTTTATCAAAGTTCATCTACTAATGCTAACTTTTCCAATATGAATGTTTTGGAAAAAAATAACATAATTACAGAACTTAATAATATTTATTCTGAAGAGGTGGTTAAACAAAGATTTGAAAACTATGAAACCAAAACATATTCAAATCTCTTGGAAACTGTAAAGCTTATCAATTTAAACAATAGTCTTTCAGTTCAGCAAAAAGTTGAAAATATTGTAAGTTCAATTTCATTCATGAGCACAACTAGAGATTCTATTCTAAATAGCTTAATGAAAAATTATAATGTCTTTAACATGGAGAGAACTTTCAACTATTTGACAAAAAACTTAGTCGAACAAGCTGAACTAAATATACAAAATTATGACATTCAAAAAGTAATTACCCAAACATTAAATAACAACATTTATATAAATCAAAATATTCTTAATTCACAAGTTGTAAGTAGAGCATCTGATTTAATTAAAAATACTTTAAAAACAGAAATATTTAATGAAAATATTGACAATATTTTAAACCAACAAAATAACACTGAATTACCTAATGATCTAGCTAGCGTTTTAAAATCTACAAATAATTATTCTCTTTTAAATACTGTTATTTTGGATAATGTTCAAAATGAAATTAATGAAGTTATAAGTCAAAAAATTACAAATAACAGTGCGCAAAATTATAGCCAGTTAAGTGTACTAAACTACGATAATAATTCAAAGAACATAAGCTTACCTGATAATATTTCAAAGATTAATACAACAAGTACAACTGAACAAACATTTGAAAATACAACCAGATCATTTGAAGTAATTAACAACGAAGAAGATGTAGACGTAAGTAATCTAAGAATTGATAAGATTTGGAATAATTTTGTCAAGACTGAAGTTAATAAAATAGTTGAAGAAATTAATTCTGATGGCGAAATAAATAATGTTAACAATGTTGATCAGAGAACTTTTAATAACACATCAAGTAATATCAATTCAACATCAAGCAACATTGTAAATAATAGTTATGAAAGTAATGTTAATCAAGATTTTTCATCAACTAAAAATGAGTCAAATTATTACAGCCTAAATGATAGTTCAGTAGTTGCGCCGAATACTTCAAAAATTATTAGAGAAACTGAAACAACAATAACTGAAGTTGAAAGGATTAATATTCTACAAATCACAGAGACGGTATTTGAAAAGATAGAACAAAAGCTAAAATCTTACAATGTCACTCAAGAAGACATTGTAATCTTGAAACAGAAAATTATATTTGAAGTGACAGAGTATTATGAAAGACGCACTTCTGAAGAAATAAGAAAAACAGAGAAAAGAGTAAAAGACGATATCCAAGATATGTTTATCAAGTTCTTAAACACCTAAAATGCCAGACTCACATATCAATCCCCCATTTTCACCACCTAAAGCTGGTAAAAAATGGTTTCCAGCTACAAATGCCAATGGCGATGACATTGGTACTGGATATTCTATTGCTAGATGTGTAAGAGGTCAGTTTTATAATGTTCAAGCCACAAAATCTATATTAGAAACTGATAAGATTTTAATTAGAAAAACTGGAATTATATTAACTGATACTGATTCTGAATTATGGCCATTCTTTAATACGTATCGTCCATTAACAAACCCAACTTTATACATTGGCTTACCACCTATGAAAAGTTTTGTTTTAACTAATGAGCTTGATGAAGATTTCTCAATTAGAACTTCATTAAGCTATTCAATGAAGATGCCCAACTTTACATTTAAACTTGGATGCTTAACAATTGAATATAGTTTATCTTTTGATCCTTATGATGATTCTATATTTAGCTTTATCACTAATGAAGAGCATGTTGCTAAAATAGTTGCATACAGAAAAGGTGATGCGACAGCTTTAAATGATTTTCCTTTTGATGAATATAAATTGATAAGCTTATTGCTTGAAGGTAAACAATTTAGTCCTGATAATGGCACTGTTCCATTAACTTTAAGCTTAACTGGTATACATAAAGAAGTTTCTAAAAATGGTGTGTCTTCAACATCATATCCACAAGTAGTTAAGAAAAACTTGTTAACTGGCACATCTTTAACAGGTTTGGCAAGGCCCTCTGTTGATAATCTTAAGTTTGCATTGACTGATGAATCTTTAAATTGTTCTAGCTTGAGATTTAGAGTTAGGAAAATATGGATTTTTAGAGCATTTAATGAAACTAATTTAAATCCACGAAACTTGCCATGTAGTATATTAGGTTATGCAGTTACTCTAAGAAAAGTTATTGAGCCTGAGAAAAATACATACTTTGTAACTTTTCCTAAAGGCGATAATTATAGGCCTACAGTTAATTTAAAATTATTTGACCCAGAATATAGAACTAATAGCCCAGGGTTTGCTCACGGTGTCAACTTAAGATTTTATTTTGCGTCTGTTCCTATTACTGGAGCATTTGATATTTTTGGAGGTTTGGGACTAGAAACACCATTTTCAGCTTATCAATTTACACTTTTAGGTATTCAAGCTGGTAAAAGGCAAGCAAGATACGTTTTCTTTGAAGATGCCAAACTTAAAAAAGACAACCCTGCGTCTCAATATTGGAAACTGAACAAAGTTGCAACACTTTCTAAAAAAGAATCTTTTTCACTCAAACAAACAATTAATCAAGAACCTGGACTTATAGATTTTGATCAAGAAATAGCAACATTTGTAGCGGAAGATGAAACTAATCCAGTCTCTTTAAAAAATGGTATTAATTTTTCAAAGGGATTATTTAGAGCTTCTTTTGAAACTCAGACAATTAATAACTTTAATAATAACAACTATCACGTATATTTTAGAATGTGGTTTGCTCCTAAAGATTCTTATGCAAAAAACAACTTATTAGCTTACAGATCTGAAACTGAAATATGTTTTGAATCTACTGCAACTAGTACAAAATTAGTAAAAAAATCACCCAAAAAATATGATGAAGTTTTAATAGCTCCACCTTCTCCAACTAACCTTGCACAATATGAAATAGCAAGATATATTTCCGATAAACAAATTATAGCAATGCCAGAAGCTTCTTTTGATCAAGCAGTATTAGTTGTTGGTGTGTATGTTAGGGCATCAGGAAGTCGGGTATCTGGTACTGTTGTTAACTTTGCATTTGATACTGAAAAGAATGGATTTGAAACTCCAATATATCAAGTTATTTCAAAAGAACTTCATGCAATAAGAAACCCATCGGAGACAAGCTTTACATCTAACTCATATTTGAAAATAGCTGATTCTTTAAAAGTTTCATCTAGTATGACAGGCAAAAGACCAATACCTATCACTTATGAAAATGCAACTGATTTTGAAAAAAATTATGATTATATACCATATAGTAATAAGTTTATTTCTTATGCTGGTGCTGAAAATAGTTATGCTTTTGAAGACGTAGCACTTCTCAAAAAGCCAGATGCATTTGAAAATTATGATACTGGTAAGCTAAATATACCAATAAATGAAGAACTTTTTAGAACATTATCAAAGACTACCAGCCCAAGCAAAACAATCATTACTGACTTTGTAACTGATGTAGTTTCATTACAAAACGGCAGAATTAATACAGGCTCATGGGAGATTGAGGTTAAAAGAAATAGAATTAGTGATATAAGCATTGATTTTAATTTGATTATTGAAGGTTTGCTTGTTGATGTTGAAGGCAAGGTTGTAAGCAGATTATTCAAATCTTCTGAGCTAAAAGCTGTTGGATTATCATTCCAAACATATTCCTATAGAGCCAATATCTCTTTCCCATTCTTAATTGATGGTGCAGAAACTCAATTTGTTTTGAGATTAACATATCTACCTTATTGTGATTTAAATTACACCTATTCAGAACTTAAAGAGTACTACGATAAGATTCTTAAAATTAAGTTTGGTTTTAGAATTGACAGCATAGAAATTAAGCAAAATACAATTGAGCAAGAGAGAATTATTTACAATTCTCCTTCCACACCCTCTGCAGTAGGTTCTCCAGCATATTATGAAGACCTTCCGTTAGCACCAACTAAAATTCTTGGAGCTGACGCTGATGCAGACAGTCAATTTTATTTTATAGCTGCTCCAGAAAGCTTAGGCACAAAGACAGTTACATTTCAAGAGCCGTATGTCCTTAGTGGAACACTTTATTCACCTACTTGGTATGTAAATCTTCCTTCCGATATGGAGATAAGACTAAACCATAGCTTTGGAAGTGCAGAGCCAAAATTCAGAACGGTTGCTGGAGTTGCAGATTTAGCGGAAGATTCAATTGGAGTTGTCAATAGTGGCTTCAGTGACTCTTTTATTGTGGCCTATTCTAGCAATAGATCAAGTGCAAGTGAATTAGGAGAGATTGATGTCTTAAGAGTTAATTCATATGGAAGTTCACTTGATCAATATACTGTGGCTAATTATGATTCATCAGGGTCATTAGTTGCTAATTTACATGGTTCTAAACCAAAAATGCTCAACTTTTCAACTTCAAACGGTAACCCATATAGCGCTGACCATATTTATTTGATGACAGAAGCAGTAAGTTCGGAAGGCAACTTTATTTCAGCGGCACTAAACCAAAACGATGGAGATGCTAAAAGATGGGGATTACCTGCTGAACAAAGATATGCAACAACGACAGGATTTGGACAGGAAGTAAAAAAGATATTTTCTGGATTTAATTTATTCACAGCGGCAATAGATAAGGCAAGTCAAACATTTTACGGAGCTGGATTTGCACAACCAGGCTCTCTTATATTTAAAATTAATAGATCTGTCAACGTTTCTTCAGATGGCAAAAACGAATATAGAAATTATCTATTAGCCGGAGACAAGCCCGAAGATTTAAGCTTGTTTCCTGGTCTTATTGATTTAAGAACTGCTGAAGAAGTTGCGACTATTGACAATTTGCTTCCAACACATGTAGATTTAATTAAGCTAAATACTAATGATTTTCTATTACACTATGTTAAAAACTCAACACAGTATGCAATTAAATCGAAAAGTTTTAATTTAAGTCAAGCAAGCCCAGAATTTACAATATTTACTTTTGAAGCATTACTTCCAAAGCTTTACTCTTCTCTTCAAATATATGGCATCAGTTCAAAATATGATTCTGTAAAAAGAGTAATGCATACAATTTTTTGGTGTGATAGTAAATTATTTTATTTCAAAACTGGTTATTCTGGCTATCCTGGCGGCGCAAACATTAATCCAAAATTGCAGCTAATAGCGGGTAATTTTACTCTAGATGAGAAAAATAAATTAGTATATGCATTGAATCAAGAAAAATATTTAGTAATGAATAATAATGACAGAGATGAAAAAGTAGATATTGTGTTGCAGAGGGCTGGAATTAGTCTTGAAAATAAAGGAACGTCTAGTTCGCTGTCTGTCTGGTATAAGGACAGAGACAATACCATAGTTTCAAGAAATATTATTCCTTACTCTTATGTAACAGAAAAAAAATACTACAAAGGTTTATCATAATGATAATTGATCCAACAAGAGAATTAAAGCAAACATGCAGATTATATCTTTTATATAATCCTGATAAGCCTATTGCTGAGGGTTTTTACACTGCAAATAAAAGTGAAAATGTAGAAAACTTTTCACCTCAAAATAACAAGATGCATTCCTCTCAAGTAAAGATAAAAAATAATCTTTACACATTAAATACATCAGATTATTTAAGTTCTGTACCAAGTATTTATGGTGGATTTATACCTAAAGTAAACACTGCTATTGGCGCTCCAAAATGTACATTTGCCTTTGGCGCATTTGATGTTGATAAAGACGCTCTGCCTCACCCAGTATTTAATTTAATCAAGGGACCAAGGAAGGATCAATATAACACACTTCCGCAGTTTGATAATAACCCAAGAAATAACAGTAATGTAGAAAATGTTTTTCCAACATTAGATGTGTTGCAAGGACCGCAACAACCTTTCATGCCTTATAGGAAATCTAATTTATATGATGCAAGTGCTTTTACAACTTACAATATTTGGAGAATTACAGAAATATTTGGCAAACAAAAAGTTAATCTAACTAAATGTCAAAAATATTCTGGGCAAATATTTGAAGATCCTTACACTCCTAGCATTAATACGGTTGATGATATAAATAATGGTGCTTTTGTAGAAGTAACTAGCCCCGATCATGCATGCAGAGTAAAAAGAATTTTTACGATATCAAGTGATATTATTTATGGAACATCTGAAGAAAATGCAAAGTTATTTTGCTTTGATGCTAAACAGAAAAAATATTCATTTGACGTAAAGGAGAAAGCATCATACAATTCAAGTTTTCATTTGCAACTACTTCCTAGTTTTCCTCAGCAACAAATCCAAGGAAAACAATCCAGAATTGAAATTGTCATAGATTCCATAGCATCATCTAAAGACGCAAAAGAGTTTGCACATATCAAGAATAAACAAAACGCTTTTAAGTACATAGTGGTTTTAGTACCTAACGAAAAAGTGGAAATAAAAATGATAAATCAAGCAAATGTTCAAGTAGCAAAGTTTAATTTGGGTATTATTGCTACATCTGGAAATGAAATTAATCTTTATTTTCATTTTTTAAATGACATTTTGCTTTATGGAACTACACCAGATCCAAGCACTTGGGTTTCTAATTTCCCAAGTTCAAAAAACAAAAATCAACCTTTAGACAAATACACTCACGGTATATCTGAACAAGCACAAATATATATGGATATTTATTATGCTTCAGTAAATTTCCAGTTTGAGCCATTATGTTTTAATAATTTTGACCCACAACTAATTGACGATACATTACCTACTCTTACTTACAGATATTTTGAGCATATTGAAAACAGTTTTGTATTGCAGCCATACCAGGGATATTCAACACAATTAGAAAATGGTGTGTCTTTTTTCCATGATCAAAGATCTGGTTTGAATGATCAGCTTAAAATTGATTACACATCATTGGGTGGTAGTAAATATGCTCAAATTAAGTTTAACTCTGCAATCTCTGGCCCGTTGTTTGTAAAATCAGAAAATACTCCAAACTACTCATTAGCTCCTCCAAAATCATTGCTTAAGCCAATTATAGATACACACGGCGGCAATCTTACAAAATATTTAGAAGATTGGTCTGTATCTACACAATTTGATGAAGGCAGCAAAATATTATCATCTACTGCTGAAATTAATCTAGCAAATATTGATGTAGCTTTTTCGTTAGACACTGTTTACAATGGAGTAAATATCCTTACCTTAATTGAGCAAAATCAATTAGTTATAGAGCTTTCTGCTGGATATGAACAAGAAGAAGTGTTTTTTCAAGGTTTTATAACCAAATTAAAAACAAATAGAACTGCATCTGGAAGTGTAACAAGTGTTTCTGCCGTAGATGTAGGCTCTTATGTCCTAAAAAACACAAAGTTATTTGGGTTCCTTTCATTTCATGGAGCTAAATATAAATACTGCTTCAGAAGAATTATGGAACATTCATCTTTCCACAGATTTTTTGACTTTGATATAGATAATTTAAATCCTGGATTTCAAGCAGGAATGAACCTTAATATTTCAAATACTCCTTTAGAGGAAGATGCAATTAAAGCCTCTATTTACACAGACATCATAGATGTTTTTAACATGTTAGGGCCTAGAATGAATAAACAAAGTGATTGGCCAGTCATGTTTTATGATGCAAACAGACAGTATTTAAAATTAGACTGGAAATATGATCCAAAATATAGAGATGAATTAAAACTTTTTGACATTGATTTAAGACAAGCTAATTCTAGAAATGCGAAATTTACTGAGCGTTTGACAGATTGGCATGGATTACTATCTGAAGGTGGATATCAAATTGAATCCGACACTGAAAGATATCATAGCAATTGGATAGCTGAAGGCTCAGGATATGAAGGTTTTATCTTTGATCGTATTCCTATTGTCCAAAATCCAAACCCAATTTTAAACGGGAATTTTAATGTAGTAGGTTATGTAGGTTTTGAAAAAACTCATTGGAAAAACTGGGGAAAAGCAATGCCTGATACATTGGCATTAAGAACATGGCATAACAAACAAATTGAGTTGAATAAAAAACCTAATTACACTGTTAGTTTTAATTGTTATGTCACTAGACCTTTGCACCATATGGGCACTTTTCATATAAAATATCTTTGGAATGGTGGTTTTAAGGTTACAGATAATTATTTTTATTCTTCAGTAACATATAAAGCTAACAAAAAAGAAAATATTATTACGGCTTCTGTGCAAGGGAAATCAATCTTCAACCTTAAATAATTGAATTAGGAGATTACTATGCCTCAATTCTTCAACCTCTCTGATGCGATCAAATACCAGATACAAAGTAACCAGCAACAAAGAGATGCTCAGCTCAACTCACAGTCTCAATTAGCGGCTGATCTTATGCTGTCTAAGTTCAGAAGGGATACCTATGATCCAAATCAAGATGCATTGACTTGGGGCGCTTCAAGATGGGGACAGGCAAAAGTAATCAACGAAGATAAGCCAATTAACTAATTATGGGAAAGACACCAATTTATGGGCTTGGATATTTAGAGCCCAATCAAGATTTAAGCGAAGAACTCGATTTAGATGAGCTTCGCTTTCGTGCTATAGATACCCAAACATATTCTCTTTATCAAATATTTGGTAATGGAATTATTGAGGATGAAAGTAATAATTATTCATCCTGGGTTATCAGTGTAATTCCTAATGATGTTCAAAATATTAGAATATCTAGTGGTAAAGGATTTGTTTCTTGGAAAGCGGCTGAAACAACATCATTTGAAGATGTAGCACTTCCTATTCTTCCAACAGGTATTACAAGCGCAACAGTTTGGGTTTATGCAGTTACAAATGATAATACTCCAGTTACCAAAGATATTGACTTTCTTACATCACTGGTAGAGATTACAGACATAGACAATTTCGTTTCATTAGGTGGTGTTATTGTTACTTTTGGTGAAACAACCACTATTGAACCGTTTACTACAGGAAGAGTAAGAATAAGCATAATTTCTTCTCTTTCAGGAATTATTAATTCACACAAACATATTGGTGGATCTAATAACCCAAGTCCAATTAATTTAGCCAAACATGTTCAAGGAAAACTGTCTGGAGAATATATTGAAAATCTTGATATATCTACAGTTACTAAAGGTACATTGTCTGCTGAAAGATTGCCCCAAATTGACCACAAAACACTTGATAATATTGGAACACTTACCCATACTCAAATAGACTCTTTACTTGGTGCTCTATCTTTACCTGATAGTTCATACAGATTATCAGATTTGTCTATGGCTAACAGATTACAAATTGTTTTAGCTATGAAAAAACAATTTGCATCAGATTCAGACTCTACTCAAATCAATGCTTTGTTTTATATTCCAGGTATTTTCCCAAGTAGAGATACAGACACAGCTACTACTTTAAGGGATCTAAGTTTACCAGGTTACATAACTGAGGCTAATGTATATGATGATCCTGGAGCTGGTTACGATACTGCAGTAAACTTTATAGAAGCTGCATCGAGTGATTCAAATACTGCATTTAATGTATTTTTTACTTCAAAAAATAACTTTACCACAATGTTAAATTACATAAATGGCAAAGACATTGGTGAATTGTATGTAAACTCAAATATTAAAATTGAAGGTACTACAGACGATAATGCTGATGGTATTTTTAAAATTGATACTCCAATTAACTTTACTATACTTTCAAATGCTGCTGGATCTGATTTTGAAAATACAGCTTACGGTTGGAATTATTACACCAAGAAATTAAGAAACACAGACGACACCTACACTGACACTCAATATACTTTATTTACAATCCCTGCAACAAAAAGAGATTGGAGCAACGTAACTAATATTGGTCTAGGAATTAATTTAACTGATACTGATTCTGCTTGTTCCATTTATATGGTTTTATTAGTAGACCCAACTGATAATAGAATATCTGACGGAACTTTAGTTAGTGAAACTATTGAAGATAGGGCTAATGCAACTGTTCAGACATTAGAAATTAAAAGAACACTTCCAAGAAAGATTTTTACAAAAGGCACCGACGATTACGCAACAGATATTTTTATTAATGTAGATCTTTCAGAAATGATAGAGTTACCTTCTGATAGAGTAAATGTTGTTGGCTTTGCTTTTTATATTAAAACTGATGACACATCTACCGAAAGATGGAATGGTGATGCATCTCCAACTTTAAAATTAATTGCTCCAGCTTCTGAGTTACTTGTTGATAATGCTGGTGATGATTTAACAACTTTACAAGATGCTAGACTTAATGAATCAAATGGTAATCTTTCGGCTTTATTTTTGTGGAACGAATATTTGTATGCTGAAAGTTCAAGATATATATTTAGATTAGATACTGGAAGCACATCAGCCACTCTTAATTTGTATTCATATAAAATAACTGTTCCTGCAGGCACTTCATATACTATATCTGCGAGAATAACTGACAGTGCAACAGAAGATGATTTAAACTCTTTGACTGCTCTTGATATTACCGAAGAGGCTACATTAATTAGTGGTACATATGAAATTGTGCCTCCATCATCTTATAGCATTACTCTTCCAGGCTCAGGCACATATACAAGCTCAAAGTTCAATATTGGTAAATGGTTAGATATTGTTATTGATCTTTATGCAGATTCTGAGGGTTTAAATACACCAGAATTTGAAGAGTTGAGTATTGATTACACTTCAGTTGGTGGTGCTCAAAGTAGAACTTGGAACACAAAATACGACAACATAGCAGACGACCAATCAGGATGGGTTGAAAGTGAATACCAAAAGTTTAACATCTTATATGGACCTAACTATACTGAAGGCGGTTTAACTAAAAACGTTCTAACACTTGATAAAAAAGATGTTGGTAATTGGATTTATTTAGCAAAAAGTAGTGCTTTGTCTGCATTACAAACCGCTTCAACAACAACAAAGTCTACTTATGAAGATGGTAATGACAATAGTACTGCTGTCAATAGTCTTTCAACTTACTTAACTCCTTGGCAAATATTCAACAAATCTTCAAACTATGGCTTTTATAAACCAAAAGATTTCAGAATATTGTGGGATGAGTCTGCAATTTATGCTGATACTTTGAATGACAGAATTATCCACTTTGACTCAGCTGGAGTGGTTAAAAAAATAATTCAAGGTAATTTAAGACTTAAATTAGCTGAAAGAGATTTTATGGTTTTGGCTGCTCATTATAATCCTGATGTAGCAGTTATATATCTTCCATTCTCACAATGTGTCAATATTTTAGATGCTAGCAAAATTAAAATTATTTATGATGGTTTAGACATATCTGCAAATGAAATAGCATATGTATCATCTGTAGAATTACTCACACCTTTAGTAAGCCTTAAATCATCTACTGTTGTAATTAAACTTACATCAAAAATGAATAAGCTTTTATCTTCTGCTACTGATAAAAGAGTCATTATATTGACTGGTGCTTTTTCAACAAATGGAACTGCAACAAATGATAGTGAATCTTCAGATAATACAAACAACATTTCTGGCACGGGATCATCAACTCCAGGAACTATAGTTGGACCACCTTCTGGCTATACAAACAGCGGATTAGGAGATGGTGGTAAACCTGGTTCACTTTCTGTTAGAGCTGATTTTAATGTCATGGATATTTTAGACAGTCCTTCCTTAAAAAGATTTGAATTAAAAGGAAATACAAATCTTTCAGGAACGGTTGAAATATTTGATTCAATGTCTAAAAAGAATACATTTTCAGGATTCCAGAGTTTTGATTTTAAAGCAATGGCTGATGGAGATATAACTGAAATATTTGATTATAATGGAGATGGTATAACCACAACTTTAATTGCTCCTCCTAAATCGGGTCAAACTATTGCTCAAACAACTCCGATAGAATTAAATATGTTGACAGGCCCGGTTTACTATGCAAATATATTTAACCCAATATCTGTAATGGTAAATAAATCATATCAATATATTGTTGCCCAGCCATTTGTTAATTCCGTTATTGCATTTGACTATGACACAGCAAATAGTGTACTTTGGACTTTACCAAGCACATTAGTTCCATTCAATGCAGACTTGTTAGGTTCAGCATATGAATTGAACAATGGAAATATTTTAATAGCTTTGCCTTCTCAATCATCCACAGTTCTTGGTAAACTAATGGTCATAAGAAGAACAAATACAGATGATTTTCCGATTGTCAACATAACATTGCAAGGAGACGCTGTTTATGCTCTCCCTAGTGAAAAATCTGGCGAATATTATGTTTTAGTTGATGACAGATTTAATAGTGGTAAAAACTCCAAACTTTTAAGAATAAACACTTCTGGCACTGTTGTAAAATCTTGGAATAATAAGGGATTGCTTACAAAACCAACAGGACTTAATGTTTTAAGTAATGGAGATCTTTTGATAGCTGAGTAAAGACATGAATATATCTGCAAGAAACCCATCAATACAAACCACAATTAACAATAGACAAATTGATATAAAGCTCATCTCTGCTCCTGACAACTTTATAGAAAATACAAATCAATTTAACCCAGTAATTTTTGTAAGAAAAAATGTCAAAGCTACAATCATTGAATCTGATGAGAGTTTAATTTTTGAAATAAGTAAAGAAGCTTCCTATAGCGTTTCTTTTGCAATTAAGATTGATGAAGTTAAAATTAATCAAATTGATGAAAAAACTTTAACTTTAGATGATGAACTTCAACTTTCAATTGATTTTGGAAAGTTTGAGTTTAATTCTAACAACACAATTTTAGTCAAATTACTGAATGACAATGCGAACCTTAAATTACAAGCAAAAGATACAGGAATTAGAAAATTAAATATCCCAGATGTAGTTGCTTTTACTAGCCCTTCTGGTTTACCAACTATACCTTTTGGAGTGAGAGAGCCAGAGTTTTCAATTGGTATTTTTGATTATTATAGTTCTTCAAAATCAGTTACGTCATCGGTAGACCCAGCTTTTAAATTACCAAGACTAATAAGGCATGGAGTACCTATCATTTCTACAGTTCCAGCAGAAGACAGTACATTTCTTACTGAGTCTGAAAAGAATGCATATAACCTTGGTCTGGGTGAAATGAATAAGAGACTTTACTTTAAGATTGTTTGTAATTCTATTTTAGAGTCAACACTTACAATTGGATCTACTTCTAAATGCCAATTAAAACTTTATCTTCCAAATGGACTGGATACTGTTAAGGCAGCTGAGTATATTTCCATGACTTTGCTTCATAAAGATACATCCAAAAACATTTCAATTTATTATGCTGAATATATATTTCACAAATCTGGCATACAAGACAATGTTGAATATGTTGATGGATATATGTACTTAGATGTCTATTCTCCCGTAACTGTACAAAGAGATATACCTTTACAATTTGATTTCCTTATAAGTTAGTCAAGGGTTAAGAGTTCTTTTACGAGAATAATTTCATTAAAGATCTCCCAAAAAAATATAACATGGTGCTCTAAATGGCGTTTTCAACTAAGATTATTTTACCTGACAATTTAAGAAGCGAATCACTCAATTCAGAGTTCATTGAGCTAGGTAAAATCTATGTCAATAAGAAATCATCGCAAGACCCTAATTTAGATCTTAATAGAAATCTTTTAAAATTTAAGTTTGAAGTAAGGGATGCTGAAACTAGACAAACTATTTACACTCCTACAAGAATTAAAAACTTGTACATTTCAAACGATCCACAGTTTGATCCTTCTGCAACTTTAATAATCAGCAATTTCCCAGCTGTCCCATCAGAATATGATCCTGATTTAGATTACACAATTAATTTAAACCCACAATATTTTTACGATACTTCATTATCATCAATTTCTAGCACATCATCAGCCGCAGGAACTGGTTATTTTTTAATTAATAACTGGCCATTGAGTGCAAATGGTGGACTTTCAACTGTTTACATGAAAGTTGTTCTTGCTATTGGAGATGATCAGGCAGAATATCCTAATGGTGGTGGAGTTTTTGACCAGATATATTGGGAAGGGCAATTACCAACAACACCAACCCAAGTTGAATATTCAGCACTAAAAAGTGGCTGGACTGGCGCTCATTCTTTAATTACATTTAAAGGGTCTTCAGATGCTAATGAAACTTATTTAAATGGACCATCTGCATACCTTGGCAGTATTATTGAAGTTGCTAAGTTAACTGGATCATACAACTTAAACTCAGCCATTGGTAATACAAACATATTTTATTCAACTTTAGGCACTGCAGCTATAGATCCAACAGCTGCACTTACGTTTTCTACTTATGAATTTGTTAGAAATGGCACTGCACTTCCAAACCCCACAACCTCTTTTACTTACAACAGTCCATCTACAGCCGATATAAATACAGATTATAGATTGTATTCAGGTGGAGTGTATAGCAAAGGTGTTTCTTTCGATGGTGAAACAGGACTAACTTTGGACTCAGAAAACAACGGTGTTTATGTTCAGTCAAAATATACATTTGATAACACTGCTGCAGGTAATGGGTATACAATTTCTTTCTTTAATACAATTAAGACACAATCTGCTTATGATGAAGACCAAATTGTTACCAGAGTAGACGTGAGCGACTTATCTTTTCCTGAAGCATATTTGTATACTATAACAGCTTCTATTGGCGAGTCTTCTTTATATCAAAAAACTACATTACCAGCCCATATTGCTCCTAAGATTTTAAATGGTGGAATATTTGAAACATATTTGCAAGACACCGGGCACAGCGAGTTTATTTTAGAGAGCTATTTTACTGAAAATATTGGTTCTACTCACTCTGCTAATATTGATAAAAAAAGTTATTTGCTTTGTAGATCTTTAATTCCACATCCTCCAACAGTAACTAATTTTTATCCTCAATTTAATGTTTTTTATGAAGGCTCTAGTGCGACTGGAGTGACTGTTAAAGTTCAAGAAATAATTTCTGCTTCTGGTCCTTCTATAATTGCAGCAGATTTAGGTGATTGCAAGAATGATGATTTTACAAGTTTGAACTTTCCAATATCATCTATAACTTCAAATTGGGATGTATATTTTGATGAAGAGATGAAACTAGCATCTTATTTTGAGCAATCATCTAATACAATTCCAACTTATGACACTGACAAGATCACAGTTCCAAAAATACAAGATATTTCGGTAGACACTCCTTTTGCTGCAAGTTATCAAGAGTTTCAATTTTTAAAACCATCTTTGTCAAACAGAGCTAGTTTAACATTAAATTATAAGCATAATTGTGATGAGCTTTATGTTGTTTTTGCTACAAATTTACCAACAGATTTGAATTATGCAAGCGTTCTAGGTATTAATTGCGATCCTGAATACAATTTATCAGAAGATTACACAAATAATGAAACTCTTGTTGTTAGATTTAGCGCTATTAAAAACGAAGTAAATGTCAGTCAAAGAAACTCTGATAGTTCTTTATCAAATTATGTATTAAGGTCATACAAACCACTTACAGGTATTGAAAATGATACCTATACAATCGAAATAACAGATTTTAATCCTGAAGGACTAGCCGGTACAAGCCAAAGAAAGTCAGCCGATGCAACATGGGTTTGCTTAAGAAGAGGTACTAATATTGAAGGCTACATTCAGTTATCAAAAAAATTCAGCCCTAACGCAAACGGATTAGGATATTACGTGGGCTTTGGATTTAAAGAAGATGATTATGGACTTACATCTGATGAAAACTTTATTTATGAAGCAACATTTAGATCATTACCAGGAATAGAGAAAGATTATTTTAATAAGCCAGAAAGCATAAGATCTTTTATGTTAGCAAATGAAGGAGCCAGTAAATCAAAACCGTATTTGGGACAAGTCAATATGAGCTCCAATACTGATTTTAACGGTTTTAATTATTCTGCACCTCAAGCTGGCGATGCTACAAACCTATTGGTGTCTTGCGCTTCAGCAGGTGGAAATATTGATGATCTTTTGTTAGTTGGAAGCACATTATTTCTGACAACAACTTCTTCAATAGATGGTGTATCTATAGCTAGTCTTAATGTAAATGATTTGATAATTATTAAAGATCAAGTAGACAATTCATACAATAAGATTTACAAAAAAGTCAACAACACTACATTTACAATTTATGATTCTTATGTAAATAATCAAAAAATTACTGTAAGTTCTGGAACAGTAAATGCCAATACTATCTGGTTTGTTCAGAGAAAAGGGGCTAAGAGATATTTTTACAACACAATCTGGTTCAAGGATATAGAGATATCATCTTTCTCAAGTTTTATTTCTACTTCCATGAACCCTTTGTTGCTTGAAATAAAATCAAAATGGACAGTTGCTGAAACATCTTTCCCTTATGATGAGTTTAAAATTAGATTCTACTCTAATGACTCTGCAAATAATGTTCCAGATAGTCCTTTGACTGATTGGATTTCATTTAATTCTGAAAACATATCTTCATCAATTTCTACTCTAAAAAGCAACAATGATTTAGTTCAGTTTGTTCTTGCTAACAATTTGCTTAGTTTAGATGCAGGAGACAAGATTTGGCTTGCTGTTAACACTCCAATGGGATGTGATTTAGGAACAGCAAACGGAATTAAATATGATTCTGGTAACAAAATAGAGTCTGGAAAATATGCTGGTTGGAATCTAGCGTCTGATTTATGGTTTAAATTATTTGCAAGATATTCAGAAAGAAGATCAAATACTACACATTTATCAATTCAACAAGCAAGAATATCAGCTATTTCACATTCAGGTTTATCAAGTGATGGATCAAATATTTCATTACCAGTAAAAGTTGATATCAAAGGTCCAGCTGATGTAACTTCTTCTTTAGCTACAAGACCAACACTTTCTTTACATGACAAAGTAACAGTTAGAACAGCCACTTTTGAAATTATTGCAACAGATAATGACTCTGGTATTTTAGCATTTAGATTTGCTAAAGAAACTGATTATGGTTTAATTTATTTTGAACCATGGCAGAGCTGGGATCTTTTTACTAATTATCAAGGGGATAATCTTTACACAGTTTTCTTCCATGGTTCTTCTAGATATGATTATGCCGGTGCTTCAAATAATCTTTTTGCACAACAAAATATTGGATATGCAGGAGCTCGCAAAGTTTGGGTTCAATTAATGGACTTTGCTGGAAATATATCTGAATCATATCCATATACATTCGTTGCACAAGCCATAGCAGCAGTTGATACAGAGTCTCCTTCTGGAACAATAGAGTTTTACAATTTAGAGACTAATAATAAAGTTACACTAACAAATAAAGTAAACTCATGGTTAAAAGTTAATGGAACAGACACAGTTTCTGGTATCAAAGACTTCAAAATTAGAAGAGTCTATAATGATGGTCCTTCTACCTGGTCAAATTGGCAAATGTACAATTCATATGCACCAGTTTTATTTACCAATGAATCAGATGGTGTTAAGAAAGTTGAAATAGCTTTTAGAGACTATGGCAACAATATAACACAACCTGAAGTAAAGTGGAATAAAATAATTAAAATTAAAAAGTAATGAGACTGTAAATGAGTAGCACAATATTTAATCAAAGCATAGTTTGGCAAAGTAAGTTTGATTCTGAATCATGGTTGTATATGATGGGAATCACTCAGACTACATATAATTATGCTACTCTACTTAATTCTCAAAATACTGACTATGATGATAATACTGCGTATTATTTAATTTCACAAGATACAGGTTCAATAGGTAGAAGAATTGTTTTAAGTTCTTCAGATACTATAACAATTACTGGTGCACCTAATAATAATGCTTTTGGTATTGATGAGGCTAACAACTTATTAATTTTTGATCCAGATTACCCAGTAACAAGTGCTACTTCAGTATCTGTTAAGGTTGTAAAGAATGTTGCATCAATTTGGAAAAGAAATCAAGAAAGACCTCAATTTTTAATTGATTTTACTTACCAAAATGAAAGAGCAATCTTGTCTGTAGTAAGCAGTGACGAAGGGTTATTTTTAGGCGGTGTGTCTGGAAAGATTTGGTTTTATGATGGAATTAGAATTAAAGAAGTTTATCAATTTGCTAATTCAGGTGTATTAAAACCAGTATCAGCTTTATGTATACATCAATTTGCTCATGAAACAATTCCTTATCTATATGCCGGAAGTAGTGATGACACAAGCCTTTTTAGAGCAGAATTAGCAGAAGCGCAATACGGCAATACCTGGGAAGCAGTTGGAGATCTTTCTAATCCAGGCGTAAATTGCATGGCTTCAGCTTTTAATAAACTCTTTTTGGGTATGAAGAATAATCAATTTGGAATATATTCAAGAATCCCTGAAAGTAAATTAAATCCTCCTGAGTCTTTCCTTTCTGACGCAAATGAACAAGTAATAATTGAAACTGAATCCACTGAGGTTCATATTTTAACTCCAGACAATATTGAAGATTACGATAGAGAAACATTCGATATACAATGCTTCGAAGTGGGTCATAATCAATTATTTGCTGGTATTTCTAATCGCCCAGAAGTTTGGTCATATTCAGAAGTCAAAACCAACAACCCTTTGAATGACGAAGAATGGGGTATGCAGATTTTTGATAGAAGTTTTATTGATGACCCTTCACCAGCACAATTTTATACTCAAGGCGGAGTAACTAATTCAAGATTTCACTCAAACGTAAATCATCAGTTTTTATATGATCTTTCTAATCCAAGTAAAGTAAAAGATTTGATGCTTGTTACTGGTGTTGCAAATGCTGAAACTGCATTTGAGTTTACGACAGGTTCAGATTGGGAACAAGTCCTTGATAAAACATCTACGCAATTAGCTTTTAATGAAGTTGACTGTGCTTCAACTGAGAATGTTAGTTTGACTAATACTGTTCTTCCTATAATTGATGGATTCCAAACAGCAATCAATTCAACAGTTTTACTTAAAGATCAAACTACAGAATCACAGAACGGAATATATAAAGTAGCATTTTCTGGTGGAAGTTATAATTTAGTAAGAGCTTCATTTAATACTGCTTCTTCTGTTAGAGTTGGATTCATTATTAAAAATGGAAGCATCAATTCTAATACCAGATATCTTATTGACACAAATGATGTTTATCTTGGAAACTTTAATTTTTACAAACCACAACACACAATAGAATTAGATTTATTTAATGCTGGATATAAAAAATATTCAAATGAAGATGCTGAGCCTTATTGGATAGGCTTTGGTAATAATTTTGCAAACAATTCATATGTTGATTTGATTGAAGATATTAAGCGTGGCTATCAGGGAATAGAAGTTTCTGATGGTTACAGACAATATAAGTTAGAGTTTAATTTCCAAAAAATTAAATTATCGAGTGGAAACAGTCAAGCTATCATTGATTTGCCACGTTTTGGATTTCTTAAAAACTGGAACTTTTATGATGCAAGAACAACATCAGATTGGGAAATTGGCGGTCTAATTGAAGCTTTATCAGTAGTAGAGCAAAATGAATATACTGTTGACAATGTTGCTAAGAAAACTCAAGTATTATTCTTAGAAACATTGGGAGCAACAGGTAATCCTTATATTTTAAATAGTTCTGTAAATATTGAAGTGAACTCAAATACTAAAGTCTTTGTTAAACTTAAAATCAATGCACAATCTGGATATACAATTTCTAAGGGTCAAATAAGACTGTCATGGAGTTACAAGAATCAGCAGTTCGAAAATTGGTCCGGTGTTGATATAAAAAACTCAAGTGATTATGTTTTGTATGAAATAAGCCCAGCATGGCATGGATCTATTAGTCAAATCGCTATAGAGTTCAATGGATTGTCAGAAGATAGTTCTAGACCTACAAATGCATATATAGACTATGTTCAGATTATAAATAAAGATAGTTTCTTTGATATTAATTTATTCCCATCCAAAGTGAGAATAACGGTTCAAGATAAAGATATTCAAGTTTGGGCAGGAAATCAAGATTATCCTATTTTAGATTACAAAAACTTTATTGTAGCTGATACTTTTAAAACTTCTATTTCTGATTACGATAGACCAAAAATTAAAATTGGTAAACTAACTCCTACTGATGATGATTCTTTGTTTGGATACACTCAACTAAGATTTATAGCAGGTGGTACTTACAATCCGAACAGTAAAAAAGTATTGAATCTCCACAATTCATGGAGATTCCCTTCTGCTGGTGGAACTAGGATTTTAACTTTTCATAATGGCACTTTATATGCTATTTGTGATGGTCTAAATACTAACAGATTTTCAGATAATCCAGACGATAGACAAATAAAGATTTTCTCTTATTCGCCAGACAAAGAAACCTGGATTAAAGAGAACTCTTCATTTGAAAGAAAGATTCAATCCAATACTGGAGATATCTTAGGAATTGTAAGAGCACTTACTGCTAAAAGCTTTGATAATGCATTTTATTTAAGTGGTCAATACAGCTCTATTAAGTATAATCAAAATAGATAAGCATAATGGAAGATAATAACCCAAGTCAAGATTTTAAGGCATTTACAGTAGCATTAGATACAAGTAATACCTATGTGCTTTCAGATGGATATACAATTTATGTAGCTTTATCTGGTATTGTAACCTTGCCATTACTTCCATCTACGGGAGTAGCCGGGTTTCATATTTATGTTAATGATGTAATTGTAAGCGTTAAATCTGCAACAGTTTTAAACCCCACTGGAACTGAAGTAGAGCAATCAACCATAAAACTTAAAACTTATGTAAAAATTAATTCTGATGACACTGTGTCTATTAAATATTTTAGTGGTAATTTAACAGACACAGATACAACAGCAGTAAGTAGCTTTAATGCAATTGATATTACTAATAATGTAAGTGAGTATGATCCACTTTATTTTGATGCTGTTGATTGGAATAATGCATTAGATTCTGGTGAACAAAATATTGGTAATTCAAATACGTTTTTTACTGATGACACAGATATATTCAAAAGAGAATTAGCATACCCATCTGCCGAAGTTATATTAGATACTACACCACCAGATGGACTTATTATTGTAAATGACAAAATCAATTCAGATGATGGAATTGAAGTAAGAACATTTTCAGCTTATGCCCCTGTAGATACTAGTACTAGCGGTTTTTCAGATAGAACTTTACTACTTACTTCAGCGTCCGTGGAAGGTTGGCAATTTTTATCTAGTACCAGTCAAGTAGTTAAGTCTTTTATTTTAAGAATGAAATATACTCAAACTGGTTCTGATCCTGCAATTGGTAATACTGCAGGTCGAGTTACAATTTCGCTTTATTCAAATACCACTGGCGACATTCCAAATAATAAAATTAAAGATATTGGATTTATTCAATATGATCAATTAAGTGCTTCATATCAAGACTTTACAATTACTCCAACTTTACCTGTGACTTTAGATGCACAAGCTATTTATTGGGTAGTTTTGTCATTTGAAACAATTATAAAGTCTGGTGTTACTTCTGCTGGAAGTATCCAAATACCAGTAAAGGCAAGTGACGATTATAGTTATGCAGTTTTTGAAAGTAATGTTTGGAGAAGACTAACAGCCAAGCAAGTGGGTTATCTTGGTTTTGTAAGCTCATTTAAAGATGGTTCAGCTATATCTAATACTATAATGGCTCAAGACATTCTGGGCAAAAATCTTTATGAGGCTACTAACTTTGGTGGTTCTTCAAATGTATCAAAATACGAAAGGATAGGCTCTGGGGATGCATATATTTTGAATATGTATTTTACTCCAGATAGTCAAACTTATCTATATCCTTTGGTCAGTGCGATAGATATTGGTGTAACTTCTTCTGTCTCTAAAAATTATAGTGTTGAAATAAAAACAGCTCCTACAGCTAAGTGGCAAACATTATTTATAAATGTATCAGATGTTACAACCATTGATTTTATTAGGTACAAGTTCACGACATCTACAAGGCTCTCAAATATTAGAGTTGTATACAAGGGTGACTACAACACTCTTCAAAGAACTGGTGGCACTTTAACTATTGCTGGTATTGATGATTGGTCTGATGTAACTGAAGTTCAAGTTTCTCATTTTTCTGATTTTAGAGATGCTGATGATTTCACAGGGTCCAATCCTAGGGGTTGGGCGCCTTTTACCGAAGGTTCAACAGTTTACAATTGGAATGTAACAAACGAAGCTGGATTATGGCAAAAGCATTCAGGAATCACATTCGGTCAGCCTAAGCTGTTAACTTCACCATCATCAAACCAGGCTGCTATTTTTGGTGATAATGAAATAAATGTTTCTCAAGGATCAATAATTAGGAATGCAACCAATACATCTTTAGCTGCTGGTGATACTATTTTATGTACTACTGTCCATAACTCTATCATCTATGCTGGAACAAGATTGGGATATTTATTACAATCTTCCAGAGGAGACTATTGGACAATTGTTAACACTAAAAATCCATTAGACACTTCAACTCGAGTTTTATTACCGCCTATTACAGCACTGATTTCTCATGCTGGTTCTTTATATATTGGCACTAAAAAAACAACGTTAAAAAATGCTTCGCTATATAAGTACCAAGATAAAAGAATTATTTTAGTTTCTAATTCATTTACTGAAAATAAAGTTTCACTTTTAGCTACTAATAAGGGCTTACTTTATATTGCAACATCTGGACTTACTGGAAGTGCTGATGGAAATGTTTACACTTTTGATGGAGCAGACATAAATAATATAGACAACCCTTCTGGCTTTGACGAAACTCTATCAATGGTTTACTCTACAGCTCTTGACACAATTGTTGCTGGATTTAGTAATGGTACAGTATACAAACTTACATATGATTCTAATTCAAACCCTTCTTCATGGGTTTCTTTGAATGAGTTTGGTACTGATTCTGAAATTGTTAATATTAGTGATGATACTTCAGGTAAGTTTCTGTTTGTTTCTTTATCTGACAGCTTCCATGTTTATGTCAAAAACCTAGATATATGGTACGAGGGTGTATTTCCAAAAAATACTGAAAACTATTCTAATTTAACCTATAAACAATTTGCTGCAGCAGGCTCAACTGATTATAAAAATGACAGAGATTTTTCTTTAATCCAAAGGCAAACACTTCAAAGTGCATTGAGCACTGTTAATTTTAATACGCTTAAACCTTCTGGAATAGGTTCATCGTATTATACTGCTACTTTAGATTTTTTGATTAAGTCTCCTGATACTACAAACTATCAATTTCTTCTTAAAACAAACTCACCGGCAAGATTAACTATAGATGAAAATGTATTGACACCAGCGTCTTTATGGACTACTGAAAACAATATTACTACAAATACTACTACTGATTATTATTCTACTAGCACAGTAGAGTTTGTTGAAGAACAATTATATAAAGTTAAATTGGAATTAGCTGTCAAGGAAATATCTGGAGGTATAACCCCTACATTTAGTTTACTATGGAAGGATAATGCAACAGATTTTGGATCTATGGACGTAGTGCCAAATACGGTAATTTATAGACCAACAAATATTACATCAATTTCCAATGTAGTTAACAATTATGTTGGGTCTTCTTTAGATGGTTTTTCTTACACATTCAGTCCTTCTTTTTATGAAAGTAATAAAAAGTATACTTATGTAAGATTGAAAGATGAAGCTGGCAACTATCATAATTACCAACTTGAGGACGGTAGTATTCCGTATGCTTCGCTAGATGACTATATTATCCTTGGCGCTGAAGAACAAGGAGGCGAAGATGATATTATAATAGGAACTGGAAAAATTACCTTTACTCCAGTGAAAATTACAGCTGGCAATACTTCTGAAGCAGTTTTAACCATTGCAGAAGCAAAAGCAACAACATCAGTATTCACAATCACTACAGATGGTAATTCAACATCAGCAGTTACAAGTGTTACTGTAGATGCTGGATTTAGGTCTTCAGATCCATTTACAATTACTGTTCCAAATACTATTGCTAGTACAATAACAAGCACAACAGTTACTGCAACACTTAGCGACGAAGTCTATACAGGAACATTAAATATCAACCCTGCAGACGGTGGTGGCGGAACAATTACAACCAAAACTACAACAGTCATTTATCAAGTCAAGCCAGCAATGAGTTCTACAGTTGATCCTATAACTTATAAATCTGGCACTTTAGACACGATTTACTCACCTAAGAGAAGGGTTAGATCTACAGGTAATTATGTAAGCAGACCATTCTATGTTCCGACTTTGACAAGATGGGACACAATGTCAGTTCTTGTTTTGAATAAATATAATCTAAACTCTGCTTTAGGCTTAGATGCCGGAACTGAGGTTAATGTATATGTTAGAACAGCAGATTCTTCTGCTGCATGTTTGCTTGCAGATTGGTCCAGTGCTTATTCTAAATCATACATCAATAATTCAACAGCTCCAGCTTCTGCAGAGACTTTATCCATTGATCTACAGGCTTACAGTGGCAAGTTCTTACAATTCTATCTTGAGCTTGTAACTGCAACTCAAGGTGACTCACCTGAAGTCTTAGCAGTTACTGTTTCTTACTCAGCAGCAACAGGATCATATTTCTTTACTAAGACATTTGATTCTACAGATTACAGTACAACATCTCCTGTACCTACATTTAGAAGAGGCTTGTTGACATCAAACCAAGATAAGAAGGATGGAGAAATTGTTTATGGGTATACAACTGATGACAGAGATGGTTATAAGTATGATTTTGCAAGATACACAATCATCGAACCTAACAAGTCATTTGAACTTGAAACACCATCTTCCACAATCAAGTTTGCTATCTTGTTAACATCCATAGACGGCGATCCTTCAATCGTCTATGACTTTGCTGTTCAACTTGATGCTGGTGATGAAGATATGAACTTTATGCCCGAATTGTAATTATGGCTCAACGAACAAATATATATAATTACCTATATCTTCAGTATGGAGATAAATGGTATCCAGGTTTTGACAAAGAAAATATGCTCACTGCTGAAAATCAGCTTGAAGCTATGTTTAAGTTTGTTGGTCCTGGAATTATTGAAGGCTGGGATGTATATAAGTTATCTGATTATAGAGAAAATCAGCTCTTGTTAATTGATGCTTATTTAGAAAACTTTGAGAGCGAATTAGGCCAAAGGCTTACATATTTAAATCTTAATTTTACTCGTGAAACTTCCGCACAAAAAAGATATTGTGTAGCTGCAACAACTGAAAATATTACACTTTCTGGCACTCAAACAATAGACGGCATAAGTTGCATTGTTGGAGATAGAGTTTTAGTTAGATTACAAAGTGATGAAAGCCAAAATGGCGTTTATGTAGTTAGCGCTTCTGCATGGGCTAGAGCTTCCGAACTTAACAATAACAGTGATTTTAATTCAAATTTTCTTGTTTATGTCAAGACTGGAAATAAGCACAAGCAAACTTTATGGCTCGCTTCTTGGAAGGCAGCTGGAGTTGAAACAAGTTTTATTTTAGGAACTTCAAACCTTTATTTTATTAATGCATTTGAGCAGTGTGTTTTAGTCACACATGGTAACGGAATTGTAAGCACTTTTTCTGCCAAAACATTAAAATATAATTACTTCAGATACATTGGAAACAATACTTATTATGTATGGGCAGAACCAAGCATTTGTTTACAATCTGAAGGTATCTGCGCCATTACATCACCTTCAATTCCTGACGATGAATACTATTTACAAAACGATGCAATTTATTTAGCTGAAGTTAGTACATTCAATAAAGTTGATTCAGATTATTCTATTCAGCTCGATACATATGTGGTTGATGAAATTACTTATTCTGATAGTAGAAATGACTTGAAAAACTTTTCTGGTTCATTTCAAAAAGCTTTAAGAAAGAGTTTTTACAAGCACGTTCATGCTGGAGGAGAGAACAATCCATCAAAAATAGATTTGTCTACAAGAGTCGTTCTAGACGCTCTACCAATAGAATCAAATGGTTCTTTAAATTATGCTTCAAATATCTTTGTCATTCAATCAAATGATAATTTCAAACCAACTTCCACTTCTTCTGGAACTGGAAAGACAATTGGATTTTACGGTATCCCTGAAGTAAGACTTAATGATGTTAAATTAGACACATCTCAATATAGTTTAAACTTATCCTCATCACGCCTTTCACTTAAAAATAACATACTTTCCACTGATAAACTTCAGGTGTTTTTGCCAAAGTCGCCTCAAAAAGCATTGCAAGCCATCAGCCTCAATTCTACAAATAAATCTTATGGATCTTTATTAACTGGAAATATTGTTGCTGGTTATAGTATATATTTGTCTGATGGTAGCACTACAACAGTTACAGATGCAAATACCAATACAAAAACTACATATTACAACAGAACTATATGGTCAGATGCAGATTACTTACCAGCTTCAGTTTATATAAATGACACTCTTGTTGACAGCGATTATTACGAAATAAAACCATTTTCTGCAGAGCTTTCTTTCAAATCTTCTTTAATTGATTTGGAGACTTTTGATTATTCTGATGTGAGTGTTGTTATTGAAGCTGTAGGTAGAGAAATTGATGACAAATTATCTGGAAAAAGATTAAAAGATATTGATGCTTCTTCTTTTAATTCTGGCACTCTTGATCCAAAAAGAATATATAATTTAGATCACATTGGTTTAAATAGATATAAGGAAAAAGCATCTTTAATTCCATCAAAAAGATTATTTGCAGAAGGCAATCATACATACTTCTATACTGAAATACCATCTTCTGATTTACAAAACACCTCTGAAATATTTTATATTGATAAATCTCTAAATGTAGAAACAACTAAATATTTGGTTGGAAACAAGAGAGGCTTTTTATCGTCTACAGATCTTTCAACTGGGTCATATTTAACTGGTTGGAATATTGATAGAGGGCAAGTTAAATACTTTATTGATAACATATTAAGGCCAGAAAATGTCAATTATTTTAAGACAGCATATGTACTTACTAAAGAAGGCAGGATTTGGACTACTGTAGACTTTGGTGATAATTGGACCGTAGTTAAAAATCCTATAGATTCAACAATACCAGCTATAAAGACTACCTCATTCTATATTTCTTCAGATAGAGAAGAAATATATGACAAAGCTGGTAGATTTACTGGGAAATATAATTACACATATAATTCTTACAATGGTACAGATGATGGACTTTACACAGCAGTCATAGCAGATAAAATGACTGAAAACGATTGGACATGGTCAAAAGTAAAATCTATTTATGATGAAAATGGAAGTACTTTAAGCTACGTCAAGCCAATCTCAGACATTAAAGAAATATCAACTAGAAGAACAGAAAAGAAAGAAGGATCATTAAAGATTACCTATGATAGAACTTTGTATGTTGCTGCTTCTTCTGGAAATACAGGGCTTTTTTATGGTAATTCCGGTTTAATTACTAGAGTATTTAATGAGGGTGTTAAAGGGATATATTGGATTGAAAATGGCACTAATAATATCAATAATAATGATTTAATTTGGTGGACAGAACAGAATGCCTATATTTCACACTCAGCAAGATATGTTGAAACTGATGATGGTACGACTTCTACTACTTATTGGGAACACCCACTCTTCGGTACTATAACATCTACCCCAGTCAAAGCAGCCACTGTATCTAAATTATCAGCGAATTATAGCACTGCTTCTTCACCCCATACTCTAACATTTAATCCATATGATGAAGATACATTAGGAACTATTTCAGCATCAAATGGATCTACTTCTATTACAGGCACGGGGACAAGCTTTTTAATATATTCTGGCACTGGAGCTAGTATTGGTATTGGAGCTACTTTAGGATCTTTGGTATCTACTTGGTACAACATCAATTCAATCAATAGTGATGCTGGTTTGTATTTATCAAGCAGCTACTCAGGAAGTTCAACAGCATCAACAACATATATTATTAGATATCCTAATACTGCATTTTCTGTTGATGGATATTCTTTTGCAAGCACTGGAGTTGGGCAAACCGTTTTAGTTAAAAACCAATCTAGCCCTGCACAAAATGGTGTTTACTATGTTAGCACTTTAGGTAGTTCAAGCGCTAACTGGATTTTGTCAAGAGTATCATCTGTTCCAACTGCTGGTGATAATTTTAAGGTACTAAATGGTACTAAAAACTCAGACAGTATTTGGTTTTTAGATAAAGATACATCAACTGTCACTTATGGAACAACTGAACTGAATTGGAAAATTAATAGATATAAAATATTTTCTACTGCAGCCTTGGGATCTACAATCACAAGTGTTACAAAACGAAATGTTTCTGGATCTTATGAATATTTAATTGGCCATACTAAAGGCATTGGATTGGTTACTGATGCTTCTGGCCCTGGAATTAACCCTACATCAAGAGATCTATATTGGTCATCAGTGTTACAGGGTGAAGTTAATACAGTTTATTCAAAAGAAGCAAGCGATTCTGGTTTAGGTTTAATTTATGCTGGAACAAACAGAGGGGTTTACACTTCTACTGATTTCATTTGGAGTTCTGATTATTCCAATGCTAGTGTCAATTACCCATGGATAAGACCATATACTTCATTTAGAAAAACAGATGAAGTTTCAATATTTAACGCCCAAGACTTAGTGCAAGAATATAACTTTACGACACACTATCCTTATCAATTAATTCAATTGGATTCTACTGCTGACTATGGTAAAAACTTATTTTACGAAAGAGACTACAGTGTCTTTTATGTAGATCCTTGGTCAGATACTAATGCTAAAGTAGTGGTTTACGTAGGCAAGAATCCAAGTACTATTCCATATATTTTAACTCCTTCTTTGGGCAAAATACAGTTTGTTCAAAGTTTAAAAGCATCTCAAATAAATAGTGTTTATATTACTATTGTTAGAGAAGGAGCTTTTTTAACAAATATTGGCGAAACGTATCATGAAGAAGCTATTAGGGATTTAGTAGCGGATGCATCACCTCTCACTCTTTTAAGTAAATCTAATTCTGCTTCTGAATCTTTGTTCTATACTAAAAAACCAATTACAGAAACAGCTTTGAATATTCTTGAGTTTAGAAATAACACTGTTAAACCAGCAATTTCTGAGCAAGTAATCGTTAGCATTGTTTATGATGAGAGAAATAAAAGATACATAAATAATATTACTCCTAGAACAAGTTCAGTTGTTTTTCCAATTAATACTGAAGTTTATGCAGTTAGAACGAAAAAGTATGCTGGTATTCAAGATTTTATTTCAATAAAACAATCAGGCCATCATTACTATTATGAGTCAGTTGATGTAGCTAATACATCCCATGCAGCTTTAAAACTATATAAGAATGATGCTACTACATTTGATCCATACCCAACAATTTCAGCAAAAAGTGTGGAAAAAGAAACTGGCCTTAAGAACTTAACATTAGTTTCTGATGTTGATGCAAGTGCGTTATTTGACACCACCAATTCAATTTCATACGACTATATTGGATTAATACCAACAGGAAACGATAAAGCAAATAATCCAAAATCTATTTATTCTATACATGATGCATCAGCTACAGGCTCAAACATGCTTGCTGGTACTGATCAGGGGCTTTGGGTTTATGGAAATAGCTGGGAACAGATTTCAGATTTAGGTAATTCTTCTAGAGTTTATTACATTAAAAGTAATGGATCAACTTTGAATGCTGGTACTGACAATAATTTATGGTATGGAACAACATCATCAAACTGGACAGAGGATATAACTTTCAACCAGCCTCAATTTGATTATCTAAGAGGAAGTTGGTTTAGTGGAACTTATGAAGCTTTTGGAAAGGAAGATGGATTATCATTTGTATGGACCCCGGAAGGAGCAAGTGCATTCCAATCTGACCACCTTACTTTAGTAGATAAAAAGAGAGTAAACGGTTTATATCAAGATAAGTTTATTAGGATTACTACTGATTCACAAGGCAATTCAAAACAATCTGAAATTGATGCATTGTATGTTTGTGCTGAAAATGGATTATTTGCTGTTACTAATGGCGCAACTTCTGGAACTAATCTTACTGCATTTTTAAAGGGCAGAGAAGTGTTTGGCGGAAAGGTTGAAGACTACAAATATTATAGAATATTCAGAGCCCTTTCAACTCCACCATCAACTAAAGCTCCAATTCCAATGTTTATACTTACAAACAATGGAGTTTTAAAAGTACGAAACTGGAGATGGTTAGATCCGACAGATGATGCTACACCAGATTTTATTATAGAAAATAAATACCTATCTGGGATATCTTGCTATTGTTATGCCTTAGATTCTGAAGCATCACCAGGTGGCACTGAACCTGGAAAATCAAAAATATTTATTGGCACTAATAATGGAGTCTATAGATCCTTAGACGAGGGAAACACATTTGAAAGATGTGAAAAGATTAGTTCAGCATCTTATGCGGTTTATGATTTAAAAGTTTTCACCAGTTCAATTACATCTGATCAAGTTTTGTTAGCAGCTACAGAAGATGGACTCTGGTATAGCATTGACGATGGTGACACTTGGTATGAGCCTGGTTTTGAAAATGGATTAATTACCCCCGCAGTTTCATTTACAAGTAGACCAAACAATAATGTCAATTTAGGCGTTTCATTAACTGCTAGTGGTTCTTTAGCTCAAACATTTAAGGTTGGAGTTGGACAAGTAGATCTAGTTAAAGCCTCTGTATATCTTAAAGTCAAAACAGAATTATCATCTGATAGTAGATACTCAACATCATTTGCTGGTAATACAATAAGAGCTTACATTTATTCTGTAAATGGCTCAGGACTTCCATTGAGCCAGCTTGCTGTTTCAAGTACTATTTACAATCCAGAAGATATAGTCAACTCTAGTTTTGTAACATTTGATTTTGCATATACTGCTACTGCTGGTACTACATATGCATTAGTAATAACTGAGACTTTAGCAGCATCAGGTATTTCTATTGTTCAATGGAAACTCAGCAATTTATCAAATCCATTCACAAATGGTAGAGCTTTTAAGTTAGATGGATCTTGGGATGAAGTTTATAATGATACAACTTTAGATTACTTCTTTAAAGTATTTTTTGAAGCTGCGCCAACACCTACAGATACCGCCATTCCTGTAGGCGCATATTATTCAGGTTCAGGAGCAACCTCTTTTGATTGGGTAAATGGAACAGGCTCAGGTGTTTTAGTTAAAGATATTGGGCACCTAACTACTGATTTAAAGTTTGCCACAAGCTTAGTATTTGACGATTCAACATCAATCAAATCAAGTTTTGGAAGCACTCAATATGTTTACACAATTAAGGACTTCTTTGACACATTTATAACTAGAAACAAAAAATATGTTGCTGGAATTGGAACTACTTTATTCACCACATATTTTGACTTTTGGCAATATGGTTCTTCTGTAACTCAAAAAACTACTGGATATGAAAGTTCACAGACTGAACTTAATACCAATTTACTTAGCTTAAAGCAGAAAGGCACAAAGTCTGAATTAGTTGAGGCTGTTGCTTTATCTATTGTCGGGCTTTCTCCACAATCAATTTCTGAGTCAATTTTGAAATCTAATGATGAGACTAACAATGTTTCAAGAGTTAATTTAATTGTAGGATATCTTACACAAATTGGCGCTTTAGGATTAGATAGTTTAAGAGATTGGTACAAGACTTCAAGTGATAAGCAGGTTACACTTGGTCTTTGGGCTGGTTCTGCTGTTACAAACCCAACAGTGTATCTTTCTAAATCAAGCACTGGAAGTACATACAAATGGTCTTCTAGCACCTATCCTGACGTTGAGGTAGTTGTAAGCGGAGTTACAAGAACTACAAATTACACTGTTTCTCCTACCAACGGTTCTGTAGTATTTGCTTCTGGTTATGGAGTAACTTCAGGTGATAGTTTAGAAGTTTATTTGAGGCAAGATTGGGATGGATCTTCTTCAGATATTAAAAACTCCGATACAGCAAGAACAGAACTAATTAGAAAATGGTCAGAAACTTATAAGCCTCTTTCAATGGTCTTTGCTGATGGTGACAATATTTCAACTGATTTAGCGTCTGACGTTGTCACTACTGCTCAAACTTCTTGGCTTGAAACCGGAGTAAACATCAATTCTTTTGGTTTTGGAAGAGCTAGTGACCAAAGAGAATTACAAACACTATCCATTGATACAGATGGTAATTATTTTGATATTCTAAATGGTGCTGATAATGGCGATCTTGAAAACTCATTGAACTCATTTTTACATGGACAAGCAAATGATTTATATACTGCTTCATGGGTTAGAGACTTTGAGTATACAGATCCGATTTATATAAAAGAATTACACTCTTCTTATTCAGCTGCATCAGGATCTACTTGTAGCGTTCAATTTAGATGGTCCAGCAACAGAAAAGATTACTCAACTTGGATTACTTTGAATAGTGGTGTTGGTTATACTTTTAGAAAACAAATTACCAACCTAGAATACAAAGTTAATATGACTGAAGGATACTCTGCTGGTACTACTGTGAGACCAGTAGTAACGTCTCTTTATCATGTAGAAACTTCACCTTCCGAAAGATATTATTTCACAGATGCATATGATATTAAGGGAAGTATTTTTGAATATAATTTAACTTCTAATTCTACAGTTCCAGATACAAGTAAATTGCAATGGGGTATTTGTAGAGGAGATAGTACTGACTGGGCTGACTATGAATTGATATTTACTAACAGAAATGGCTGCTTGTCTAATCGTCAAAAAACATTCCAATATTTAGATCAAGTTGTTTACAATTCTGAAAATGGATTATTATTACAAGATACTACAGGTTTAGATGAACAAGGAGCACCATTAACTCCGCAGATATTCCAAACATATTTAAATGGAACAAAGTTTAAAAATTGGAGATCTGATGCGATTGTCACTCTTACATTAGCGAGTGGTGACATTATTAGCCCAATTACATACAAGACTGATTATAAATTAGGCACAATTACATTTGAGATTCCTTTGTTTGAATTACCAACTGTAGAAATTGTTTATCCTGAATTGCAAAACTTCTACGAAGGTGAACCAACAACAACTGTAGATAATAGAACTTTCTTTGCAGTAAATGGAAGATGGCCTGCTGATAGTCAATTGGTTGTTTTGAAAAATGGAGTAATTAATAGGGGCAATTACTTCGTTAACAGGGAGGATGGTGCGGTTACATTTGTTCAGGAATTAGAAAGAACAGATATTGTAACTTTATTTATCCTCCCATCAAATAAGTTTAGAATAGGCCTGTTAGTTCAAGATTATGATGATGCTGTAGCTAATACATATGATTTTGCTTTACAGTATTCTGTAGTTAAAAATAGAAACGTTTTTTCTTCTTATCTAAACTCTACACTGCCTAATTTAACTGGAAAGCCAAAAATTATATCAATGTCTTCTATAGGCTCATCTATTTCAGTATTAGAAAGAATGATTTTGGATTATGAGTACAATTCACCTGACGGAAATAGAGAGAGAAACACTCAGACCAAATGGTTTAGATATAGAGAAGTCTCTGGAAGTGGAACTACTGTAGAAGTTTTTACTACAAACTCATTACCAAATTATAGAAATAGAACAGTACAGAGATTGGAAGATTTGGATGAGGCAAATAATTATTTCTTAGCTGGAGATGTAATTTATGCTGAAGTTTCTCCTTCGGATGGATTTAAAACTGGAATTGCTGTTACAAGTACATCTGTAATATTAGCAGGCAATTACGTTCCATATGCTTCTAATATAGTTTTAACTTCAAATGACCCAACTAAACCTATTACTCTAGATAGCTCAACATTGATATATTCAATGCCTGTAGGACCAAATATTGTTTTGTCATATGATTACTATGATGGAAGTTCTGGTTCACCCACTACAATAAATAATCAAACAGCATTGGCATGGTTTGATAAAGATAAACAAATATCTATTTCTGAACCTAACACTACTCTAGATGCAAGTTTATTTGCTAAGGGAAGTCAAATATCTGTTTCGCTTCTACCTTCAAATGGAGCAAATACTGGACTTAAAGTTTTCAGTTATCAAGTTCAAATTGTATAGGATTTAATCTGCTTGCATTCAGAATATTATATATAGTATTCTAAGGAGATTAAGAAAATGGCAGCAATCGAAAGAGAAAAAGTTTCCCTTAAAGATCAATTAGACTTTATTCCAGAAGAGGATTTGAAAGTTACCCATGTTATGACTTCTCTTTCTGATGGAGAGAAGAAAGATTGGGGAATGATGACCTGTAATATTGAAAAGTTTTGGCAATATTCTAAAGGTGAAGGCATTTTAATTGGTGTTTTAGACACTGGCATCGTACCACATAACGATTTAGAGAAAGTTTGGGGAACCATGCTTGATGCTACAAGCGAAGGTACTGGACTTGACAATGGAAGTGGTCACGGTATTCACGTCACAGGTATCATTGCTGCGAGAGAAAATGGCAGAGGCATTGTAGGTGTTGCTCCTGGTTGCCACATATTGCCAGTCAAGGTTTTAAATAGTGATGGCTCTGGATCATATGAAGCAATTGCAAAAGGTTTAAGATATGCTATCGATGCCAATTGCGATATTATCAACATGTCTTTAGGCTCTCCTTCAGAACCGCCAAGAGAGATTTATAATTTAATTAAAGAAGCTGTTTCTAAAGGCATCATTATTATTGCAGCTGCCGGTAATGATTCTGGAAAAGTTAATTATCCAGCACATTATGATGAAGTTATAGCTGTAGCTGCTTTAGACAAAAATGGTAATTTGGCACACTTTTCTTCTAGGGGTCAGGAAGTTGATGGAGCTGTGCCTGGTGTTGATATATACTCAACACACTTCAACAATGGTTATGCAAAAATGTCAGGAACAAGCCAAGCATCACCTTTCATGGCTGGTATTTGCGCTTTACTTTTATCATACTCAAGAAAAACTGCTGGTGTACCATTAATCAAGAATTACATTGAGATGATGCAAGCTTTAAAAACTGTAGCTGATGATAGTCCTTTTATAACTGCAGGTGATATTAAACAATGGGGATACGGCGTTCCTAATTTTGCTAATATTAACCCAGATCATTACAAGGCGTCTGTCGTTACTCAAATAGTTGAGGATCCACAGCCATTACCAGAGAAATTAATTTAAAAAGAGCCAAAAGGCAAAAAACAAAAATCTTTAAGCTCTTCTTCTGCAAATAGGAGAAGTGCAATGAGAAAATATATCAAATTAATTGTTTGTTTGTTAGTAGTTTTAACTTTATGGGCTATACCTTTTAAAGTCGTTGTGGTTATTGGTAATTCTATGTTACCTAGCCTCAAAAATAATCAATTACTTTTAGCAGTAAGAACTAATAATTTTTCTTTAAATGATATTGTTGTTTTGAAGAATGATTATAACGAAACTATTATAAAAAGAATAAAGTTTGATGAAAATGATGTTTATTATTCTTTAATGAGTTTTGATTCTGAAAAAATTGAAGTATTTGATCAACATATAGGAGTAATGGCTGAAAAGTATTATGAAGGTAATCATAATTTTTTAGTAATGAAGCATGTTGTTCCTAGGGGTTATGTTTATGTGCTTGGAGATAATTCTGAAAACTCAGATGACTCAAGAAGATTCGGACCAGTTGAAAAATCTGTTATCATGTACAAGGTTATAAATAAATGAGTTTGTTTTCATTCAACGCTGATTCTCTTGCATGGAGAATGAAGTTAGGGCAAAAGATTGAAGACCCTGTAAAGAAAATTATTCAAACAGCAATTCAGTCTTCTTGCACTATTTACGTAGATGCTGGAGATCAAAGTTGGACTGGTAGCGGTTTTCATGTAGGGGAAGGCTACATAGTCACTGCTTCTCACGTTGTGCCTCCAATATTGACAAATAAACCTCACGAGATTAAAGTATCTTTTGATGGTGAAACTTTATATCCAGCAGAAATGCAAATATCTGATCCAAATTATGATGCTGGAATTGTTTTATCTACTCCTATTGCTAAAAACATCCCAGCTGTAAAACTTGCTAACTCTGACACTGTAGAAGTTGGAGATATTATTGCAGTTTTAGGGTCTCCAGAGGGATTTCACGATACAGCAACCGTTGGAAGAATTACTAATGTTCATCAGACATTAGGAAAACAAAGTCCAAGTTTGGCATGGCAAGATATTTTGTTCTTTGATGCTGATATTTTAGAGGGCGCATCAGGAGGAATGTTAGTTCTTACTGATGGTACTGTTGCTGGCTGTGTTATGGGTGTAACTGGACAACATGCTGATGTTGGGGTTGGTCAGAATGCAGCTTGTCCTTCTAATAAGATTATCGATTTACTTAATAAAATAAATAGATAACCTGTATATTTCAAGTATGCAAGATCATTATGAAATATTAGGGGTTGGCAGAAACGCAACTTCTGACGAAATAAAATCAGCTTACAGAAATCTATCAAAAAAGTTTCACCCTGATGTCAATAAAGAACCAGATGCTGAGGACAAGTTTAAGCAAATTAACGAAGCTTATTCTGTATTAAGTGATCCTAATTCAAAAAGTAGATACGACCAACCTCCTCAGCATCACAACCCGTTTGACTCTTGGAACGTAGTAAAAACTCAATCTTTCAACAGCCCTATAACTCTTAAGGTTAATTTGTCATTAGAAGATCTTTTTAAAGAAGATATAAAAAATGTTATGTACCAGAGAAGAGTTTTTTGTAAACCTTGTAATGGTGAAGGTGGTTCTGGCGCTAAACAGGTTTGTAGAACATGCATGGGATCTGGGCAGAACAAGCACACGATGCAACATGCTGGCTTCTTTTTTGAACAGATACTTGGTCCTTGTCATGATTGTAGAGGCAGGGGTTGGAAATTGGATGTTATCTGTGGACAATGTCATTCAAATGGACTAATAAATGAAACTATCCAAAGACCATTGCATTTAAAATTAGGCCAAGTTTTCTCTGCTATTATAATTCCTGATGGTGGTAATCAAGAAAATCCTAACCAACCGCCTGGTAAAGCTATTGTAGAGTTTAATTTAAATCCGCATCCAGATTTTGATTTTGATAACCAGGGTAATATATTTTATAAGCTTTCGTTAAACCCGATTGAAGCTTTGGTTGGAACGAAGAAAAATATCAAATTTCCAAATGGCGTTGAAAAAGAAGTTACGGTTGAAAAGCTTACAAGATTAGATAGTTTACTTAAGTTTGAAAATGAAGGTATACCAAGACCAGATTCTTCAAGGGGCGAGTTTGTTATCACTTTTCTGTATAATTATCCTAACAGTTTGACTGCAGAGCAGGAAGATATTCTTTCTAAATATGTTTCTACTTTAAATAATTGAGGTAAAAAATTATGGCAATGATTAAGAGAGCCACAGGTAAGATTGAGAAGTTTACAGATGCAGAGGGTGACGAAGTAGTTGCATCTAACGAAGGAGTGGTTTGGGCAGATGAAAAGAAGCAAGAACCAATTAAGGACGAGCTTGTAATTCCCCTAACTCTTGATGTTGATCTTGACCTTGATTCGTCTGATGAAGGCGATGATGTAGTAGCCAAGGATTGTTAAAAATGGAACTTTCACAAATAACTTCTTTACTTACTAACTGGCAAGGCCTATTAGTAATTGGGATGCTTTGTATTATTTCAATGGTCGCTTTGTTTCTACTGTCAAGAAGTGCACCAAATGATACAAAAGTCGCATTGCAAACATTGATCGTAATTAGGTCAGTATTAGCAGTAAAATTAGGCAGAAAGGGCGTTATGCTTGTAGACGCTTGGATTGCTGGACTTGAACAAATTAAAGATGGTGAGTTTTCTAATGAAGACAGAGTCGAGCAATTTGTAAGGTTTATTCGCTTGGCCGCTGTTAATCAAGGTATTGAGTTGACAGACTCAGATGTTGAAAACATTCAAACACTTGTCATGAGTACGCTTGATATGTTTGTAGGTAAAAAGCCAAAGGCTATTGCGGTAGCTGTAAATAAGTTTAATTCTATGTCATTCACTGATCCTGAATAAAGTTACCTAATGCAGAAAAGAAACGGGAAATATTTCCCGTTTCTTTGTTTTTATGATAGAATATTTATGCTATGGTCAAAATAGAAGTTGATAATTCATTTGGCAAGCTTGTTGGCAATTTGCACAATGAGTATGCTGTAAATAATAATTTACATGATGCAATTAGGACTGAATTGTCTTATGAAGTCCCTTCGGCTGAATGGTCTCAGAAGTTTAAACAAGGACAGTGGGATGGAAAGATATCTCTTTACAATAAAAGAACACAATCTTTTCCATCAGGATTAACTGGAAGAATAAGAAAATTATTTGATTCTCTTAAAATAGAACACGAAGTAATTGATGTTAGAAAAAAACCAGAACGCAATTACCCAGTTACTTGTGACTTTGATGGCAAAGAATTAAGATTTTATCAAGAGAATGCTGCAACTTTAGCACGTAAAACACAAAGAGGAATGCTATCCCTTTGTACTGGTGCTGGTAAAACTATGACTTCTTGCAAGATATTTGAAAATCTTGGAGTAAGTCCTGTAATTTTTATAGTACCTGCAATTGAACTTCTCAAACAAACACAAAAAGAATTTGAAAGATATTTAAGATTTAATGGCAAGCCTGTAGTAGTGGGTATTGCTGGTGGTGGTTTATGCAACATTAATTTAGAAGGAATTAATGTTGTTACTTACCAAACAGCATTAAATGCATTTGATAAAAAATACATTGAAAAAGGGAATAAAGTTGTTGATGATCCTAATGTTGATGGTCCAAAAACAACTGCTCAGCTACAAAAAGAATTAGATGAAGCTTTAAAGAAATGGAAGATTGCAGAAAATAATGCAAAAAGAGAATTAAGCAAGCTGTCTTTGGATATGGAAAAAGCTGCAGAAATAGCTTTGAAAGAAACAGATTTAAAAAAGAAGAAAACTTATGCAGCAGCAGCTTTAAGCTTGGAAAAGCAGTTTAACAAAGATTTTAATGCATTAATTAAAGTTGATTTAGCAGTATACAAGAAAGCTCAAACTGCTTGGGATAATCGACAAGAAGTATTATTTCAAAAAAGTCAAGTGAGAAATCTCATTGGTTCTTGTCAGGCTTTTATAGTTGATGAAGCGCACGTAGCGTCAGTAGTTATTCAAGAGCTAGGTTCATATGCTACTAAGGCATATTACCGCTTAGGATTATCTGGTACCCCATGGAGAATGGACAACCAAGAAATCAGAATAGAAGGCACTCTGGGCAGAAAAATTATTGATGTCAGTGCGAGTGATTTGATTGAGCTAGGGTATTTAGTACCACCCAAGATATTTGTTTGTAATGTAGCTGAAGTTCATGATGGTGATACTTATGCAGATATTTATTCAAACAACATTGTTAATAACTGGGAAAGAAACTTTAGGATCAAACAATTTGCCGAAGCATTCAAAGAAGCTAAAAGACCTACGATTATTCTTGTAGAGAGAAGAGAACATGGATTCTTATTGGAGGGATTGATAGAAGATTCTGTTTTCGTTCCTGGTGGAGATAAAGGTGTTGATGATCCAACTGACGAGGAAAAGAATTATCGTCGAAGAATGCTTAATGCTGTTGAAAATAATGAAATTGTTTTAATCGCTACTCAATGGGCAAACGTTGGAGTTGATGCACCAAAGATTTCAGTATTAATTTTAGCAGGTTCAAATCAATCTTCTGTTACCACTTATCAACAGGTAGGAAGAGTATTAAGATGTGTTGGGAAAGACATTGAGCAATCTGTATCAAATGGCAAGCCAGATGCAGTTATTATTGATTTTATGCCTGAACAAAAAAACCTTAAAACTCACTGTCTAATGAGAAAAAAGGTTTATAGAAATGAAAGAGCATGGAAGATGTTTGCAATTAAATAAGCTTTTCTTCTTCTTTGTATTCTTTTTTATATTCTTGTTCATATATTGGTTCAAAATAGGAAATATGAGACCCTACTTCTGTGTATTTTTTAATCCAGATATAGTAGGGGTTCGTTCCAACACATGTTCCTAAAAATCTTTCATATTCAAATCTGTCTTCTCCAATCGTAGGCTCTTTTTGTTCAGCAAACCATGAACATTTAACCCAGAAGAAATTACCTGGAAATATTGCCCAGAGATAATGTGAGACAGATTTTTCAAAACTTATATCTTTATGAAACCAATTGAAGACATCTAACATAACTCCAGCACAATTTTTGTTTGATTTTTGTAATGCTGAAATACAATCTTCTGCTCTTTCTAAAACAAAATATTCCATACAAGTTCGCCAAGTATTAACAGTTATAATTACTGGCATTGGATCTTTTAATCTAGAAACACCCTTACTATGCATAAAGCAAATGTAATCATAGCCTTCTTTGCTTATTTCATGCATCTTCTTAAAGCCATATGCTTCACAGGCATGCTTGATGTTAGGATGATGATAAACAAAAGCTTTGTTGTCACCAATAATTTCGATTAGTTTTTTATATTCTTCGTCAGTACCAGAAGCACAAATAAAAACATCTCCTCCATTCAACACTGTTTTGGAGGAGAAGATTTTAGTTAGCTGATTAGATACTAATGAATACCATTTGCCTGTTAAAAAGCAAGAGTATACAATAGCGGTTTTCATAATTATAACTCGAATTTGAAAAGAGTCTCAAATACAGTTGTAAAGAGTTGCTCGATGTCTCTAAGTATATTCATTGCCAATACCTCCTTAAATAGATTTCAAACAAACCATCTTTGGAAGAATAATGCTCGACAATGAACAGTACTACTGTTTATAATATACCATAAGTAATACTTTTTAACCTTAGGAATTACTCTTATTGAAATAGAATATTAAAAGAATCAGCATCTTATAGGCAGGTATACTATGCATCACCAAACCATTGTTGGAAAGCCAAAAAATTGTCTTAATAGAACTTGCAAACATCCATTCTTCAGGGAGTCACATTTAGGTTGGCTTCCTAAATCAGAAGTGGAGATATATGCTGTCATGCGTTGTGTAAAATGTAAGGACACGTTTGCTGTTGTCCAATTAATTTCTATGGCTCATGAATACAAAAGTTCTTTACACAGAGACCCTTCAATGATCAACTCTGAAAAGCCTATAACTAAAAACGAAATTAAAAATATGCAAAAAAGACTTGAAGAGTCTGATGTATTGCATTCATTAATGGAGGGTTATAAGCCTGGAGGAACTGTGCTACCTGATGAAAATCCTGAATAATGTATAATTTATTGTATGGGACTTTCAATTGGCATAGATTTAGGTAGTACATTTTCTGTAGTTTCTTATGTAAAAAATGGTGTAGCTGAAGTCATTCCTAATTGTGAAGGGAATCGAATCACGCCCTCGGTTTTTGCAATTGATGAGAATCTTACACGCATGGTTGGTGATTTAGCTGTTGATTTTGAAGAAGAAAATCCAGACAGAGCAATCAGACTAGTTAAGCGTAAAATGTCTTCAGGATTCGATAAACTTTACGTTTTTGATAACTCGCAATTTACTCCATGTGAAATATCAGCAGAGATTCTCAAAAAACTCAAAAGAGATTCAGAAGACTATTTAGGACATGAAGTAACAGACGCAGTAATTACAGTTCCTGCTTACTTCAATAACGACGAAAGAAAGGCAACTAAAGCTGCTGGTGAGCTTGCTGGGCTTAATGTTTTACGAATTATTAATGAACCTACAGCTGCTTCTTTAGCCTATGGTCTGGATAAAACTCACGACTCAACAATTTTAGTATATGATCTTGGCGGTGGTACTTTTGATGTAACAGTGCTGAAATTGTCTGACGGAGTAGATTTTCATGTACTTTCTACTTCAGGTAACACTAGTTTAGGTGGAGCTGATTTTGATAAAATTATTGGTCAGATAATTTTAGATAAGTTTAATTTAAAGTTTGATTATGATTACAATGAAAAACTTATAGAAGATTTATCCGATCAACAAAAATCCAGACTAAGAACAGCATCAGAAAAAGCAAAGAAATCTTTATCTCAGTTGGAAAGCACTAATGTTAATATTCCAATGTTTGCTTTCAGAAATAGGCAACCAGTAAACCTTTCCGTAGTAGTTTCAAGAGAAGAGTTTGAAAGCGCAATAACATCAATTTTAAACAAAACAAAAGACTGTATTGAACAAGCACTTAACGATGCTAACTTAAAGGCCAAAGATATTGATGAAGTGGTCTTTGTTGGTGGTTCTACTCGCATTCCACTAGTTTCTAAAAAAATACAAGAGTGGGTTGGTAAAAAGCCCAACAAAACTATTAATCCAGATGAGGCAGTAGCATTAGGAGCTGCAATTCAAGCTTCTGTTCTTTCAGGCAATTCAGATAAGATGATATTCTTGTTAGATGTTACTCCTCTTTCTTTAGGAATAGAAACTTTGGGAGGTGTTATGAATGCAATGATCAGACGCAACACTCAAGTTCCTACAGAATATAGAGAAGTATTTACAACAGCTGAAGACAATCAAACCTCAGTTGATGTTAAAGTGTTTCAAGGTGAAAGACCACAAACAAAATACAATCATTATTTAGGTGAGTTTAAGCTAGATAATATTCCACCAGTAAGAAGAGGCGCACCAAAAATTGAAGTAGTTTTTGATGTTGATGCAAATGGAATTGTAACTGTTAAAGCAATTGATGAAGCTACCAATAATGAGAAGGTCATGGTATTATCTGGTTCATTATCTGAAGAAGAGATGACTAAAATGTTACTTGACGCTGAAGAAAATAAAATTGAAGATGAAAGATTTAAACTAATATCATCCTTGAGAGATTGGCTTGCATCTTTAAAAATCCAATTGTTTGAATTGATTGATACTAAATTATTGAATAGTGATGAAGTCAAAGAACTACAAGATTTAAGAGAAAGTATTGAATCTGATTATTTTTCAGAAAATATTGAATTGTTAAGTTCCCTTGTAGAATCTGGAAAAGAACTTATTGATTTCTTGACTAAAAAAATACATGATCAAGCAAAGAAAGAAATGCAATGAAATCACAAGCATATATTGAATTGAAAAAATTTGATGATGAACTTAGGCTTAAATACGGGAAATACATTGCTGGAATTGATGAATGTGGTCGTGGATCCTTAGCTGGTCCTTTAGTTGCTGCTTGTGTGGTTTTAGATGAAAGACAAACTTTAGAAGGGGTCAATGATTCTAAAAAACTTACCCAGAAAAAAAGAGAAGAGCTTTACGATAGAATTATTACTAGTTGTATTTCTTATGGTGTGACTGAAATATCCGCAGAAGATATAGACAAAATTGGCATACAAGAAGCTAATTTAAATGCAATGGTAAGCGCAGCATCTAAATCAACCAAATATATAGATGAATTACCTCATTTATATGTAATTGATCAAGGTCCCAAGAATAATTTAAAACCTCAATTGATGATACCTAAAGCAGATTCAACTTCATTAGCTGTAGCTGCAGCAAGTATAATTGCTAAAGTACATCATGATAGAGTTCTTGCTAAATTGCATGAAGAACATCCAGAGTATGATTTGATAAGCAATAAAGGCTATATTACTGCTAAACATAAAGAAGCTGTTGCTGAACATGGCCTTCAGCATTTTCATAGAAAGAGTTACCAATTAAAATGATAGATAAAGTAGGTATGTTTTCGAGCGTTTCATGCGCTATTCATTGCTTAGTTATGCCTTTGGTAATAACATTAGTCCCAGTATTTGGTTTGTCTCTTTTTGTAAGTGAAACATTTGAATGGGGGCTACTTGTATTTTCAGCAATTTTAGGTGTTAGCAGTTTATGTTTTGGGTATAGGAAGCATAAATCATTAAAAGCATTTGCCTATTTAAGCTCTGGAATCATGTTAATTGTTATTGGAAGATTACAGCATAGTCATTCATCAGTTCATGGTTTTGAAATAGATCTATTTACTGTCGTGCTAGTTTTTGGTTCATTTTTAGTAGCTGCATCTCATTATTTAAACAATAAGCTTTGTGGTAGTTGCAAGCCTTGTAAAAGTGAAGGCTGTAATCATTAATGGAAGATTTACCAAGCAAAAAAATAACTATAAAGGCAAAAAACTTAAATGATATTGAAGAGTTGAGTCTTTTGAGAGTTGACTTACAGCACATTTTAATTAGTCCTGAAAGTAAGATGTATGCATTACTCGAGGGTGATGATAAAGATGTTGCAATAATTCTTAATGCATATGAAGGGTCAATGCTCTCATTTTTCTTTAAAAGCTTACACAAAAACTCTCATATACATACAATTTATCAAATATTTAATAAGCATTTAAAAGATAATAATTCTTCAATTGAAAAAGTAGTATTAGAATCGAAAGTGGGAGATATTTTATATTGCACCCTTCATTACATCGATTCTAAACACAGAAGGTATTATTCAGTATGTAGTATAGTTGATGGCTTAATTATGAGTATACTTAATAAACTTAACTTTTATGTCGTCAAAGAAACTTGGGATAAAATAGATCCTTACGATGACTGGAATTATGAAGAGTTTATAGTAGATTGGACTAGAGAATAAAAAAACCTCCCTTTCGGGAGGTTTTTTTATAAGCATTTCTGCAGCTAGATTATTGAACCCAGCAGTAGAAGTCGAAGTCAACGGTAAGAAGACCAGTTGATACGGAGAAGTTTGAAGTAGAAACAACAGACTTGGATGTATCAATTGTAACTGGAAGAAGTGATTCCCATGCATTGTCAGTAAGACCGTCGAAGATTTCAAGGCGGAAACTTTGAGCTTCTGCAACTGCTTCACCAGGTCTTTGGAATGTAAGGTCAGATTGTCCTCTTGAAAGACCAAGGTTGATAGATTCGTCGGTTCCAACGGTTTCTCCACCGTAGTAATCGAAGAAGTAGTAGTCACCGTAGTTAGCAGTACCTGGAATATCTCTAAGAATAACAGCAGCTTTGCCCTTACCTGTAATCTTGATACCAGAGATACCAAGGAACGGGAATTGATAACCAGCTGTAATTGTACCAGAGCCAGATGGACCTTGGATATAAGCAGGATTACCGTCGTTGATTGTGTTGTAAGGTACTAAGAAGTAAGCTTCTGTAGTAGTTGCAGCAACTGTAATTTCAGCTTCAAGAATGAAGAACTTTCTGAAACCAATTTGAACACGGAAGTCATAGAATCTTGCAACTCTTGATGGTTGAGCGCCGAATCCAGGCTTAAGCTCTTCGATTTCTCTACCTGTAACTTCAAAAGGTCTTGGATCTGTTGAAGTTGGATCACCAGGATCACCATCAGATTTTAATGTGATAGATACAGAGGCACCTTCTGGGCTAACTTTGTAAACAGCACTTTCAAGAACTGGAAGTGTAGCAGAGTTAGGGTCCAAAATCTCAGCAATTTTGGTGTTGGCCAATTCTCTTCCGTCAACAGCAGATCCAGCGCCTACAAGAATTGGTGATGTAATGGAAATACTTTCTTTTGTTCCACCAATGTTAAGAACACGAGCTTTTGGAGAACCTTGGATATAGTTCTTCGCATCAACTTCCATGCTCACGTTTCTGTTTGCACTTTCAGCTACATATGTACGACCGCTTACCTTGATTGACTTGTAAACACCAAATAGATTATTATTTAGAGGCATAATAATTCTCCCTTAAACCAATATAATTTTTACTTTCTCTTATGATGCAAATTTTCCCTTTAATACATTCATTTGAAATGTTGTTATTTTATTCTTAAATTGAAAATAATCCACCTTGCTTTAAAGGAGCTGATGGATTAATCATAGCATTCCATTTTACTTTCCTAATCAACATTTTTGAAGAAAGTGGTAGCTCTGATTTTTGAAATAAAGGTATTCTATAAGACGCAGTAATTGGTCCTATTGTAAAGGTTAAGTTTTCATCAACCATCCATCCACCATGTATAGCTGTTTCTAATTCCATGCCTTTACGAAGTATTTCTGAGTATTCTCCAGCCCATTTGACAGATTTTACACCAATTAATGATATTTGATCCGATCTATTTACTCCAGCTAAATCTCCAGCCATAAGAAATGATAGCGATTCCAATTCATTATTTATAGTTAGTTCAAAATTAGAAACTGTGCGCATAGAAGATTGATATCTACTTGCGTTACAGTCACCCCAAGATAAAGACCTACCTAGCACATGATTTTCATCTGGTACTGCATAATCAGAAGAAGCTCTGGTATCAATCATTCCTTGGAAAGAAGCAGATATTTTAACATAATCATTTTCATTAGCTGAAATAGTTAGACTTTTAATTACTAACTGATCTATTGACAAGAGTTCATTATTGTCTGTTCCACCATCCTCAGCTGTAATATCAAAGTGAGAAAGAAGATGATTAGTGTCCAATATTAGTCCTGACATTGGCGATTCAGCATGTCTTAATATAACTTGAACTGCGGGATCTAAAACGTTATCTCTATCAACTCGTATAAAAAATGAAATATCACCTTCATATTTTTTAGCACCAATATTTGCAATAGCACTTCCTGGTCCCCCTTGAAGATACAAAGAATTCATATCTATTTCTTGGACTTGATTAATGCTGCAATTTTCTACTAATAAATAATTACCATTTATCTTGACGCTTCTGACTAATAAGCCGGAAGCTATCTCTGATCTAGTTAGGGAACCAGGAAAGGCCATTTATTACCACCTTGAGTTTTCTACTTCAAAGAAACTCTTATATGCTGTCTGAACTGTTCCTGTTGTCTCCCAGGTGTATTTGTATCTACCAGGGTCATCAGTAAGCCATTCAACAAAGTATTCTGCAGTTGAACCAGAACCTGTTTTTTGAACTGTACCATCAACATTTCCATAAGAATACTGAATGGTTGTAGCCCCAATACCTGGCTGAGTGATGAAGAAATCTATGCCATCAGGATCAATTTGGTTGCCATCTTCGTCCTTAATTTTAGCGTAGATTTTAACAGTAGTATTTGTGTAAATCGGTGATTGCAATTCTTTTATCTCCTAATATTTTTCAATTTTGTATCTTGTAACTTTTGGCAGGTTAATATTTTCACTTACAAAATAGCTTTCAATGTGGTGCTTCTGTTTAATATAACTTTCTAAATTATCATTGGTTTGTCTTGCCATCTCAACTTCTTCGCTAATTATGTATGAAGTGGCTGAGTGTTTTTCATAATAATCAACTTCAATTTTATTTGTCTTGGTGTAAGAATCAATGATATATCTGGATTGTGGTTGAACAATTTTTTGATATTCAATTAATGTATCAACGTCAAGGATGTTCTTTTTTGAGACATTTACTAGCATCGAATTGACTACTGCAATCCATGACTTGATAAACCCTGCTGCTATAATTGTTGGCGGAGCTGGAGTTATTGAAAAGCTATTATTGGAGTTAAATGTTTCAGAAGAATTGATGGAATATTGCTGGATAAATCTAATTGTAGGCTGTATTCCATTAATTAAATGATTGTTAGTAATGAATTCAGAGCTAGTAAGTGAACCAGGATATAAGTTTCTAGCTAAATATATGCTTGGTTGTGAAAAGATTTGCCCTATAAAAATATTATCAGGATGAAGTAATATTCCAATAGATTTAAGTAAATTATTGTTTGGTAAAGACTCTGCAGATGATATGCCTGTTCCTATTGACATGTTTACTAAGAAGTTAAACGTTAGGTTAGGAAAAGATTCAGTTGAACCAATTGCACTAAGCGATATATTTGTTATTGAAGTTGTGGTGGGAGTACCAAATACTTCTTCACTTAAAATTGAATTGCTAAACTCAAAATATGAGCGAGCATTAAATACATTTAGCTGTAAGTCAGTGGGTATGCTTTCTGAAGATTCAATTAGATTAGGATAAAGAAAAACTATATTAGCAATTCTAGAGTTTACTGGAAAGGTTTCTCTTGTGGTTATTGCGGTAGGAGAAAGCTTTTTAGAAGCCAATAAAGCCTGATTATCAAATGATTCAGAAGATGGTATAGAAGTTGCGCCAATACTTTGAGGAGTTGATTGCGCTAAGAAATCATTGGCGCTCATAGAAGAAATAACTGGCTAAACTTTGCCAACTTCCTCTTGAGATAAAATACTGCCAACTGTCATTGCTGAAGGATTGTAATTTCTTAATAACTCAATTTCTTCTGCAGTCATTGAGTTTAATTTATTAGCAAGTTCCAAACTCACTTGCTTTTCTCTCAAAGCGTCTGCAACCTCATCAAGGTCTGCTTTTGCTAATTCTAGAGCAGTTTCTTTTACTAATTTAAGATCAACTAATTCTTCAATAGTATATGATGTGTAATCCATTTCTGCCCCTAAAGTTTAAATATTCTGTTAGTGTCATTTGACCAAGTGATGGAAATATCTCCCCCATTTGGTGTTATAGGTAGGTTTGTTGCAGTGTCAAAATATGCAACTAGTTGAGATGTAGCTTCTACGCCAGTGTCTCTGTAAATTGCAAATTGGGTCACTTGGGAGCCGGTGACAGATGTAAATGTTATGTCACTTGCATCTGCGATACCGGCTCCTGGCAATGATGTTGTAAGCGCTGTAGAAGTGGCTACCCTTGCTCCACCAGGAACGCTAGATAAGTATTGATGTGAAGCTAAATTAACAGTATATGAACTAGATAGCAGTACTACCTTGAACGTATGTGAATTCCAACTCAAATCGCCTCTTAAAAAAGCATTTCTTCCAGTGTCGTAAAGTGCGTTAGCCATATTCTTAATTCCTTACAAGTTAATTAATAATTAACTAACTTCGTCTTGAATTTCCTCTTCAATATCAGCTTTTACAACAACTACGGACTGAACTGAGTCATTATTGTCCAAGCTTACAAGAGGAACGCCCATGGTTGTTCTTCCCTTAGACTTGATATCAGCTACTCTGTTTCTAATCATCTTGCCCTTGGTAGTAAGCACAAGATAATCATCTTCATCAGTCACCGCTAAGCCTGAAACAATCAAGCCATTACGTGTTTTCTTGACATTATCGATAGTCCTCAAGCCCTTAACATATCTTCCACCTGCAGAGCGATACATAGAAGCATCTGTTTTCTTGCCATAACCTTGTTCTGTAATTACAAGAATAGATGGATTGTCTTCAGGGTTGAGTACTAATGTTGAAGCGATATAGTCTCCACGCTCAAGAATCATCGATCTGCAACCCTTTGAGTTTTTGCCAGTCTCTCTTACAATTTGTTCAGAGTAACGTGCAGCCATACCCTCAGCGGTAATGAACATGAGTTCTTGATTTCCAGTTGTAGACATTACAAAGGCCAACTCATCACCTTCATCCAAAGTAATTGCCTTAAGGCCTCTTTTGCGAAGGGAAGAATTATAATCACGGATTTCAGATCGCTTTATTAATCCATTCTTCGAGACCATAACAAAGAAGCCATCAATGTCAAGTGACTTTACAGTGATAGTCGATGCTACCTTTTCATCTGGATTCAGATTTAGCAAGTTAGCTAAATGCATACCCTTTGATGTTCTAGTTGCAAGAGGAATCTCATGTCCTTTTTTCTTCAACAAATTACCTTGATTTGTAAAGAACAAGAACAAGTCGTGAGTTGAACCTGAAAAGATATCAGAAGCTTCATCTTCTTCACGGCTCTTCACTCCAATAACACCTTTACCACCACGATTTTGGGCTTTAAAGGTTGTCAAAGGAACTCTCTTGATATAACCATCCTTGGTCAAAGACACAATGATTTGCTCTTCAGGAATAAGGTCTTCAATTGACATGGCTCCAACAGACTCAACTATTTCACAGCGTCTGTCATCACCAACTTTTTCGGCTAATTCAAGTTGCTCTTTGGAAATAAGCTTAAGCATTTTCTTATCTGATGCTAATTGCTCTGTAAGCCAAGCACTTCTTTTAGTCAACTTATCGAATTCGTCATTCATTGCACGAGTATCAAGTTTTGTAAGATTACCCAAAGTAATTTTCAAAACTGCATCTGCTTGCTCAGGTGATACGACAAATCCACCACTGATTAATCCTTGGAGTGCAATCTCCCTATTATCAGCTTCCCGAATAAGTTTGATAACCGCATCAATCTTAGAGGTAATTCCAATAAGACCCTCCAGAATATGAGTTCTTCGATTATTTTTAACAAGTTCTGCATTGAATTTTCTTGTAAGTACTTCTTTCCTATGATTTACAAAAACTTCTACAAGTTTAATCATAGGAACATTTTCAACAACCTTCTTGCCTTCCATCAATACAGTGGAATTGACAGAGAAGTTTGTGCGAAGTGAAGTGTGCTTGAGAATTAAATTAAGAACTACATTTGTGTTTGCATATTTACCAATCCAAACACGAATGTCCATTCCTCTTTTATTAGTAAGATTTTTAAGGTTTGTAATGCCTTCAATTTTCTTACTTTCAACAAGCTCTTTGATTTCTCTACAAAAACCTTCGGCACTACCACCATAAGGCAAAGCAGTAACCTTGATATATTGTTGATTATTCTTGTCTTGCTCAATTGAATAGTATCCTTCAATTTGAACAGTACCTCGTCCAGTTGTAAAGTAATTCTTAACACCTTCAGTGCCCAGAATCTTACATGGTAGAGGAAAGTCTGGTCCTGGAAGAATACTTAGCACTTCTTCTTCAGTTATATCTGGATTTTTGATATAAGCATCAATAAGATTTGCTACTTCTCGCAAATTATGAGGAGCCATGTTAGTAGCCCATCCAACTGCAATTCCAGAACAACCATTAATGATTAAGTTAGGAAGAAGTGAAGGTAGCACTGTTGGCTCCATTAACTCATCATTGTAGTTAGAAATATAATCTACTACTTGATCAGATAATTCAGAAACCATTTGATCGCCAAACGCAGAAAACTTAGCTTCTGTGTAACGCATTGCAGCAGGTTTATCTTCTGGTGCAGGTGATCCAAAGTTACCTTGAGGTGTAATCAAAGGATAGCGTAATGACCAATCCTGAGCCATACGGACAAGAGTTGGATAAACCACTGCTTCTCCGTGAGGATGGTAATTACCTGAAACGTCACCACAAATCTTTGCACACTTCTTAGTCTTGCCTGTAGAACGAAGACTAAGGTCGTTCATTGCAACTAGTGTTCTGCGTTGGGATGGCTTTAGGCCATCCCTTGCATCTGGAAGTGCACGGTCCTCCATAACTGCAAATGCATAATTAGTGAACCTCTCATCGATAAGCTCGATAAATTCTTTTTGGATTACATAGTCATCAGCAATTACTAATGCTTCTGTTTCCATATTCTTTGGTTTTCTAGCCATTGTTTAACTCCAATACACGTTGCGCAGACTTGTTGATAATATGCTCTTTACGAGGAGCAACATTACTTCCCATCAAAACTGATAAGATTCTTGACGCTTCATCCAAATCATCAATATTTACTTTAATGATTTGACGTTTGCCAATTTCCATGGTCGTAGTGCCCAATTCATCAGCATCCATTTCGCCAAGACCTTTAAATCTTGTCACTTCAATTTTATCACCATACTTCTTTCGGTACCCCTCAAGTTCAGCATCTGTGTGAATATAAAACTTCTGGTTCTTCACATTTACTCTGTATAGTGGTGGTTTAGCAATATACAAGTGCCCTTCTGTAATCAAAGGACGCATAAAACGGTAGAAGAAAGTCATCAAAAGCGCAGCAATATGTGCTCCATCGTCATCTGCGTCAGTCATGATGATAATTTTTCCATATCTTAGATCTGCGATATTAAAATCATCACGAATACCAGTGCCAAGGGCGGAAATAATTGCAGCTACTTCTTCGTTTTGCATTAACTTTGCATAATCATTTTTCTCTGGGTTAATGATCTTTCCACGAATAGGCATAACTGCTTGGTATTCTGGCTCACGACCACCTTTGCATGATCCAGCAGCAGAGTCACCTTCAACAATATAAAGCTCAGTAGTGGTAGCGTCTTCTGAATTGCAATCAGCCAGCTTTCCTGGCAGTGATCCAGATCGTCCAAGGAAGCCTTGTCTCTTGATAGACTCCGATGCTCTCTTTGCTGCTGCTCTTGCTTTTGCAGCCCTTAAAGCTCTTTCTGCAATTGATTTAACAATTGTAGGATTCTTTTCAAAATATTCAGTAATAGCTTCAGAGAATAATCTATTTACTACACCTTCAACTTCCTGAGAACCAAGCTTACCTTTAGTTTGACCTTCAAATTGTGGTTGTGGAAGTCTTACAGAAATAATTGCAACAATGCCTTCACGGATATCTTCACCAGTAAGGTTTGGCTCTTTTTCTTTTAATACACCAGATGAACGAGCAAATTGATTTACTACTCTGGTAATTGAAGTCTTAAATCCTGACAAGTGAGTTCCACCATCTGCAGTATTGATGTTGTTTGCATAAGTGTAAATGGACTCGTCATCTTCTTCGGCATATTGAAAGGCTACTTGAACATTAACCTTTCCACTTTTGTTGTCAAAGAAAAATGGTTTACTTGGGAAAATGCCTGTTTTGGTTGATGCTAAATAACTGACATAATCAGCAATTCCACCTTCAAAATAAAACTCTTCTTTATTGCCTGTATATTTGTTATCATAAACAATCTTCAAGCCACCATTTAGATAAGCAGTTTCACGTAGACGGCGCAGCAATATCGCTTCATCAAAGTGAATATTGTCATTGCTTCTTTTATGCCAAATCCTATAAATAATATCTAAGGATTGTTCACTAATTTTAGTTGACTTAAAAATATCAAAAAAGACAGAGCCATTTACTTCGCCATTAATTAAAGCTTTACGCCACTTACCAGAACATTCGGCAAATACTTCATCAACTTCAAAATCATCAATCAAATGCTCACGGAAAGCATCCTCTACTGCAAACTGACCAAAGATGTTAAAGTCAGGAGTAAATACTATTTTAGTTCCAGTGCTTGTTGAAGTCCCAATTTCCTTAACAGGCTCAACTGGGATTCCTCTTTTAAAGTTTAATTGATATAGTTTTTTATCTCTGCTAACTTCTGCAGTAAGGTTTAAAGAAAGAAAGTTTACACAGGAAGCGCCAACACCATGTAACCCACCTGCAGCTTCATAACCAGATCCGTCATCGCCAAACTTACCACCAGCGTGAAGTTCGGTAAGGACAATTTCAAGAGTGCTTCTTTTCTTAGGGTCTTCTTGTTTTACTGCTGTTGGAATCCCACGACCATTATCAATGATTGTTAATGTTTTGTTGTCTGCGGATACAATAACATTAATCTTTGAACAATGTCCAGCCATGTTTTCATCGACTGAATTGTCTAAGATTTCCCAAACAAGGTGATGAAGACCCTTTTTACCAGTATCCCCAATATACATAGCAGGGCGTGTTCGCACTGCTTCTTGACTTTCCAAAATCTGGATTGAGTCTTCGTTGTATTGATTTGCCATTTTAACTTCCTAATCAGGCATTAAAAAATGCTGTGATAATTTATCTTACCACAGCATTATACCGATTTTGGCTTAAAAAAACAAAGATTTTAGATTTTAGTTAGCTTTGAGGATATTGTGTCTGCCAAGCGGTAAAATCCAATTAAATCGAGTTTTCTGGCAATTTTTACAATATCTCTATTTCTGTGAGCCATTGGCATTCCGCCTCCGGCTGCAGCACCTTGAGCTTTAAGTTCGTTCTTAACTGCGCTTGATGCAATTCCTCTAATTTGATTTACCATTTTGTCTAAAGAAGTTATATCAGCAATTGACATTCCAGCTGGTAATCTTTCCCATCTTTTTTCTTCTGTTCTTTCTTGTTCAGCTTCTTCTTCTTCTTTAGAGACATCTTTTCTCTTAATTCTTTTGCCTGTACGACCTACTACAACATCAACACCTTGTTCATCCCCACCATAAAGCGTCCATACTGAAAGTGCAGTGTCTTCGACATCGTCTCCTAATTGAGTTAACAAAAGAGAATTAATATCCACGTCATAAAGAATCTTTCCAAGCTTGTCTAATGGTGAACCAATTTCTTCACGAGTGACACCAGTTGCACCAGGCATGGCGGTTGGTAGTGTTGGAGGTCCACCCATTCCGCCCATCATGGGATCCATACCTGGCATTCCGCCACCCATACCACCCATGCCACCCATAGGGTCCATTGGAGGCGCTGCACCAGCTGCTGCTGCAGGATCAGCTGGTGGCATTTGAGCAATCTTTAATCTTTTCATTATCTAGTATTGTTTGATTGAAAATCTGTTCTATGTTTTGGTTCTTCAGTAAATGCATCTGGTTCTTGATTGTCGCCATTCTTGAAATCAAACAAATCTCCATCTTGATCATCTTCTTTTAATAAGTCTGGATTAAGAACTTTGTTTGTACCCCAATTAGTAATTGATGTTTTGCTTGCTTGCCTTAGAATCTGGTTGGTAGATAACCCATGAGCATCTACAAATGGAAGATCATAATTTTCATCCCATTTAGAAACAGATCCCATAGCTTGTAAAATAGCTTCAGTCATTTGAGCTTCAACCAATCTTGGATTATTTCTTTTCGCAATTCTTCTAGAAGAGATTTTGCTATATATTGATGAAGCCTCAGCAATGATTCTAGCTTGTTCGTCTGTTGAATGAGCGTTCGGAGCAATTTCCTCTAAGAGTGAATGAAATTCTGATTCGATATTATGCATTTTAAGTTCTCACATGATAATCAAGATATAATTTTAATTACAGTGTATTTATGTTATAACCTTCTATTAATCTTTTGCTATATCATATTCTACATTTATTTTTTGATTTCTTACTTTTCCATTGCTAAGTGCTAGCATGGTTCCGGTAATATCTGGTACGTATACTGCAATTGCAAAATCACCACTTTGTGAATAACCATAAGCATTTATTTTAGCACTTTGCATATCAACAGCATTGTCTTTGGAGTCAGGTAAATCTGTCCACAAATCTGGGTTAGAAGTAATAGCTGATGTGATAGAATATTCAGTCCAAGACATATTACTTGTTCCAATTGTGTAAGGATATGTACTTGATGTACTAGGAATATCTGACAAACCAATTACAAATACTTTATCCCCATTTGCAGTACCGCTTTCTACATAAACACTTATTTGAGGAACAAGTTGATAATCTGAAGATAAGTCAGAAGATCTTAGCCAAGTGTTTGTTTGCTTATTGAAAAGATAATATATCCCATTAAGCGAATTTGTAGATTGGTTTTTAACTAATATTCTGTCATTTTCCTGCAAAATGTACCCGTCAATTGTAGTAGGAGGGCTATTTAAATTTGCAATATTAGTTGTTGTTGCACATTTACAATTAGCTTTTTTCAAAGTTTCATATTGTCTTAAGAAATATAAATTAGAAGAACCTAATGTGACTGGAGAACTGAACCATATTCCATACTTTGCAGATTGAGAAACTCCGCTATCATAAGTTGAAACATTTACATTTAAGGTATCAACAATTTGGCTGGTCGTGCTTAAAGATGGATGTCTTTCCAAAAGCATGATTTTTGAAGCTTCTGTTATATACAAACCGTTTTCTTTAGGGTCTGTTTGATCTTTCAAGATTAATTTTAAACCAGAAGTAAGTGTAGAAATAGTTGGATCAAAGTAACTTGGGTTATCATTTAAATCTGAAAGCAAATCTATGTCATTATTAGAAATATAATTTGATTGTGCTAAATTTGTGATTGAAGAAACGGTCATAAAATTAACTGTACCAACACCAACGGTTGTAACACTTGGATCAAAATATGTTTCGTATTGGGTGCTTGAACCTGTCCCTGTATTTTGGAATATCCTAAATGACCTAATAGAAAATTCTGTAGACCCGGTTCCAGTAACAACTCTTTCTAGAGAAGCTGAGAATTGTTTAGAAAATCTTGATAGATATCTTAAAGTATTGCCTACACCAGCTTGATAATCATTTTGGCTTAACATCAAAACTCTATCTTGGTCTGCTACTGTATAGCCATCAATGACATCAGGGATAGATGTTGATGTAGTAACATTGGCATAGCTTGTAGTGGTAGCTACTGCAGCATTATATCTATTTACTGTTTGAATTGCATTGAATATTAAGTTAGTACCGCCTGCCCCACCAAATGCCCAAACAGAGTAATTTTTATCTTGAGGCAGGATAAGCTCGTAAACTTTATCAACGTTTACTCCGCCTTTTGTGTATTTTACATTTACAGTACCAAAAGGAATTAATTTTCCAGCATCGTCCATATCAGAAGCTCTGGACATTTCCCAATAGTTTATATTGCTTACTTTGTATATTCCGTTTTGATTTTTATCAGTTTGATCTTTAAGTAAAACAGTAGAATTATTATTTAGTGTTACTCCATTGAATGAAGCTGAAATTGCAGTATTTAAGTTAGAGTTATTTGTTGATGCTACACCAGCATTGCTGTATTTAGTAAGGCTAGATTGAAGAATAAATCTCCTAGTATCAGTCGTTCGATCTGTAGCTTCAGGGTCATAATAAAGAACATAAGTTGTAGCTGTTCCTACTGATACACGCTTCGGCACCATAGGATTAGGGAAGCTTGCATGATAAGCTAATGTTACTTTTGAGCTGTATGTTGATTTAAATTTGAGTACATATTGATCTTTTTTACCGTAAGTATCTCTTGTAATTGTAGTTGTAGAATTTGTTTTATAGCTCGATTGCTCAGAAGTAATTAATGAGCCAGATCTATTATTTAAAACAAGAATTACATCTTCTTGAGCACTACCATAATCATTTGTGAGTGTATCAATATAAGGTGTGCCTAATGGAGAGTTTTGATAATACCATTGTGTACTTCCGCTGCCAGTTTCTAACGACCAAGGCCCAACATAAAAATCTGAAGTCGTAGATGGTGGGTCATTAGGGTAAAAATCACCTAGTCCATCTGCAGTGTAACCAATTGATGCTGATGAATCTTGGCTTAGTCGTCTGTTAAATAAATAGGTTGTACCAGTGCCATATAAAGTATCGCTACTAATAATAAATGTTGCTGTTGATTTGCCAGTTACTGAAGTTCCAGCAACATACTTATAAAAATTAGTTAATTCTCTGTTTTCATTATTATCATAATACTTTTGTTGCCAATATCTTTCTTCAACATCATAAGATGAAAGATTTGAATTACTTCTACCTATTGATGAAGTAAGATTTGCTTTATCATTGGTTATTTTTTCAATAGCAAAATTATTGTTTAACAGTCTGGAAGAAAAGATTGTAGATTGTTTAAGTCTAACTTTAACTGATGAACCAATTGTAATTCCAAATCCAGCCTCTACTCTAACAATTCCTGATGTAGCTCCTATTGAAGTGGTTCCAGAAGTGTAAGGGACGTAAACGTTGTCAGCACCTTGGTAGAAAACTTCAAAATAAGAGTATGTACTTGGATGCCATGTAAAGTTTGTGTCTTTTGCAGATTTTAAACTAAATGTAATTATGCCAGCTGAACTTGTTCCAATACCATTATTTGTCAAGTCTTTGAAATAATCTAAGTGACCATTTTGTTTGTTATATATAACTTTTCTGAATTGATAGTTTCCAGATGAAATATCTATGCATTGATAAATACCATTTACTTCATATGCGTCATATTTGTAATTTAAAACACCTTGGCCTAAGTAGTTATAGTCTTTAAAATTAAATAGAACTCTATCGCCAAGAGTCAAACCAGGCCAAACTCTATTTGCATAAGTGATATTTAATGGAATTATTAGCACAGTTCCAAATGTTGGATTTGAAGTATCAAAAACAATAGGATTATCTAATCTAGACAGTAACAATTCATCAGTTACTATATACGATACAGGTGCTACCTTTGGAAATAAGTGCATATTGTCATATGCATATGAGAGATTAATATTCGATCCTAAAATGAAATTTTCAGAACCACCATCACCAGTGTATACTCCACTCTTTACTTTAAGTGAACCTTGCATATAAACAGTTTTTTTAGTTAAAGATATTGTTCCGGCTACGCCACCGACATATCCATCAGATACTCTTACAATAGCTGGCCTTTCATATGGGGTAGCTATAGTTTTAGCTGAACCACTAAAAGCAGATGAGTAGAAAAAGTCAGGATGTTTTTCAAAGTAAACAGTTCCACCTGAGCTTACTCTAGCCTTATAAATACCATTGTTAGGAGAAGCAAAGTTTGTTGTAGAACCAAAGTCTGCAGAAGTATTTGTAGGATAAAGATCATTACATATAACTAAAACATTTTCACCGTCAATGAATGTTGATGCAGCTCCACCAACATAAGCATATACTCTGTATCCAGTTGAACCTGTAGCTACTGTGCTTGGTGGAGTTGTCGTGCATGCAAGAGCAGCTCTTACATACATTTTCTGATAGTCCATTTCATTCCATTCAAGATCATAATTTTCTAGTTGATAATCTGAGAATGTTAGTAAAAAATCTTGCTGTGTGTTGACTTGTGGAACATAAATATTTCCTCTAGTAGATTCTTCAAAACTGTTTACATAATATATTGAATTATCTTGACCTAGAAAATATTGTTTTCTGCCAATAATTTGATTAGTACCAGCCACACTATTTTTACTTATATTGTCCCACCAAGTAGAAAATGCTTCATCAAAATTCCATTTGTATTTATCTACTTCGGTTACAGTGGCAGAATAAATACCATTCTTTGTATTATTGGAGTTGTTAATATTTACAACAACTCTATTTCCTGTAGATATTGATGTTCCAAAGTCCGTAGGTGAAACGTAGTATGTGGAAAGTTTATCTGTAGTAACAATAGCAGTAGCAGTGGTAAATCCAGTTGAGCCATATGTCGTGCTGTAATCAACAAACTTAACTTGATTTGATCCAGGGAAAGTACCGTCTGAAGCAGTGGTATAGAGAAGGTAGGTTTTTCCAGAGCCAACAGTGCCACCAGACACATATATTAATCCACCATTTTGGATTCTATAGCTATCCGTAAATGCTAAACCACTAAATGCATCTGCAGTTAAAGATGACACCTCCCAAATGCCATTTTTATAGGCATCTGATTGGTTTGTAATCAATACTCTTTCTCCGTTAGAAAGAGCTCCTCTATCTGTATTAGCTTCATTTAAATAAGTAACTCCATAGCCACCACTAATTTGAGCAAGGATTGAATTACCTACATTTGCATATTTATGAGGAATTACACGATCAGATACAGCAATTCCGGAACTGTTTAATACAAATGATGAAGCTAATTGATCTTCTTTATTGAGGAAGAAATGCTGTCCCCCATATGAATTGGTAGAAAGTAGAGTTTTTATTGATAAGGCTGAAATACCTGATCCAGCATCATAAGGTGAAAGTCTAGTAATAGTTACTGCAGTCCCAACATTAGATACATAGTAAATGCCACTTTGATTTGATTTACCAACTCTTAAATCCTTGACTAATAATTCATCATTTAAATTAAGAATATAACTTGTTCCGCCAATTGCAGAAAGGGTAGTGCCGATACCGCTGAAAGTACCAATACCAGCTCCATCAAAAGTAACACTGGCTGTATTTGATGCAGTAAGTTCTAAATATGCATCTACAGTTATATTTGTATTATGATATGTTGCTTCAGACCAATTTAAATCTTTGTAATTATTTGTAGTGGCATTGTCTGGGTAATATCTATAAACTTTACCACCCTGATTAGTTCCATTTAAAATTGTAATTTCAATTGGACGGCCTTGAGAAATAAGTTGAGTTATGCCAATAGAAGCACTTGCCCAATATCTGTCTAATATATTTGCGCTTGCTCTAGGATCTAATAAAGAGTTTTGATTTGTAATATATTTAGAAGCAACTTTGTATAAACCATTTTCTCTTCTATCTGTTTGGCTTCTAACTATAATTCTGTCATTAACATTAAGATTAGTAGAAGCGGTAGACCCTAAAAATTGAGTTGAAGTGACTGTAAGCGTTTTGGCCGCTCCTGCTCCTGTAGATGAGTGATTTACAGATGTTGCATATTTGGCACTAGTAACAATATCAGTGATATTTCTTTCGATCCATTTAACAGTATCGGATCCAGGAGAGACTATACTTAATGGATCTTTCTGTGTGTAGGATAAATAATAAGTAGTTCCAAAACCAGCATCTACACTTGCGCCCATACCAGATCTAAAAGTTACACTAGAGTCTCTCTGTGCTGCCAAATAAGATGTAGCTTGCTCTGATGAAACTATATAAATACCATTCTGAGTTTTACCAGTACCCTCTTGATTTTTTACCAAAACAACATCGTTAGGTAGAGGGTCGTAAACTCCTATCTTTCCAATAATTCTAAGTTTCCCAGAGCCATTAAGAGAAAGAGGTCCGTTTGTTGATGCTTTTGCTTCAGGTAATGTTGAAATATTTAATTGATCTAAAAGAAGATATTTGTATTTAAAACCATAATCTCTAACTAAATCTAAACCTTCATGCTTCTTTACAGTGTTATATACATCAGCAGCATAAGTGTCAAGCCAGAGTTTAACATTTTCTACACTAGTGTTTAACCATTTTAAACGATAATATTTAACACCCCATCTACCTTGCCTAATTGTAGAGCCAGCTCCAGCCCCACCTAAGTTAACTACAGGTAATTGAGGTGTGAATTCATTTATTGATCCACTATTGTAATCTAATTCGTGCCAAACTAAAGCATGAGACATTTTTTATTTTTATCCGAATAATTAGTTTTTATACATTCAGCTTTTTTATTTTTTGCGCTGAATTGTATTATCTTCTCTGAGCCTCTGGTCTGTTGAAGATTTGACTTGCAATAGCAGCCAATTCTGATCTTTCAACCTTGCTCAATGTGACTGCTGAAACTAGATTACTTCCCTTACCGCCTTGAATTGCATGTGAAAGCCCATTAGACTTTGCATCAAGATAGGAATTCTCTACCTGTGAAAGATCTCCAAGTAAAACAATTTTAGAGTTCTTACCACAACGTTCAACAACCATTCTTGCTTCTCTTGGTGTGATGTTTTGGCATTCATCCATAATTACAATGGATTTAGGAATTGATCTACCTTGAATAAAAGCCATAGCTTCAACTTCAATAATTCCATCACGAACCATTTCTTCAAACATACTGTTTCCAGAAAGAGTTCTTGATCCACATAATTGTTCAATATTATCTCTCATAGGGCCAAGCCAAGCAGAGATTTTTTCGAACTTATCACCAGGAAGCGCACCAATATCTTTACCACCCACAGGAATGAGAGGTTTCATGACTATAATTTTGTCAAAGATTCCTTGATTTACCTGTTCTAAAGCTACTGCGAGTGTTAAAAGTGTCTTTCCAGTACCAGCAGGACCACATAAAGTTACCAATTGTGATTCTGGATCTGATAATGCAGTTAAAGCGCACTTTTGCTCTAAGTTTTTAGAAGTAATACCCATAAAGGTAGGTTTGACATCATTTTTACCATTTGACTTATCCTTTAAGACATGTAAAACACCTCTTTTGTGATAAGTTGGACATTTATTATCTCCATATTCAAAAATAATAAATTCATTTGGAAAAGCATCTTTTAATTTACTTGAAATATCAGTTGATAAAGAAGAAATTTCAACTTCAAAATCTGCCCACAATTTCGTCCAGTCTTCAGGGTTTACTACAGGTACATATCTAAGACCAGTAAAACCATCTGTTTGAATCAAATCAGAACGATAGTTTTCTGCTTCGCAACCCCATGTAATTGCTCTAATTCTAAGTCCAGTGTCTTTTGTTACAATAGATACTTTTTTTCTTGGATTTGAAGCTTTTAATGCTAAGCAGCATTCAATTATTGCATTGTCACTGTGGACTTTAACAATATTTGGTCTTTCATTTTTAAGTAAAGGTGACTCTGTGTTATAAACAAACAATCTCCCGTTGTTTTCATTAATCTTGACACCCTTCAATAAATCTTGAAGAGTAAAGTTTTCTAATTGTCTAAAGACTTCTCTCGCACTCCACGCTACATTGTCTTTTCTGGTTTTGATGTCATCAAGATCATCAATCACAGCAAGGGGAATGTAGATGTCATTCTCAGCGAATTTGTAGATTGCAAAAGGATCGTGCAAAAGGACACATGTGTCAATAATGTAAAGATGTTTTGCCAAGGTAGATCCTCCATTTTTTTGATGAATGCTAAATTGCATCCGCTTTATTTTTCTCTTAATAGCTTGATAGAACCTGTTAAACTGGCAACTCTGGTTTGTCATTTTCCTTAGAATTATTTGACTTTTCACCCAACTTTTCAAGGAAGTCAGCAGCTGATTCATCTGCTTCAGTAACAAATGTTTTCATTCCTAAAATAAATTTCAATTGTTCATCATCGAACTTTTTCATTTGATCTTTATCCATCCAAGTGTTTTCAGTTTTAGATGTATGAGTTTGATTAGAACCATTGAGCCTAAAATCATCTAAATCTATTTTAAATTGTTCAGATTTTAAATATTCTTTAGCTTCATCCAAAGATGTTGTTTCAAGAAAATGGTGGTCATTATATTCAACACTTTTAATAACCCCATTTTTAAGAATGTTTCCAAATGGACTTACTATTTTGGAATTGTCTCTAATATATCTGACCCCAACTTTAGGAATACAAACATATATTTTAAATGGCAATGCCTCTATAACATCATTTCCAGATGTAAGTCTTAGCACTTCTGACTCATCATTAACTATAGATATAACAACTTTGATAATTTTTTGATTTTGTTTATGATTATTGAGAACAAAATCCCATTCGTAATTATGTTCGTTGTTGTCAGGGATAAATGCTGGAATCAAATCAAGTTCAGCTTTTCTTTCGCATAAACTTAAGAATAGTGAATATCCAACTGTATCTTCAGTAGTGCCTTTCCTATATGTTCCAATTTTAGTCCAGTCAACTTCAAAACCCGAATTACTTTCAGTGTTTTGGATAACTTGTGTAAACTCACCTTGATCATAAATATTTCTTAAAATAGGATCTTCGATGATTCTTCTGGCACGAACAATATCTAGAAAAGCTTCTTTTGACCCTCCAAAATCAGGATGACAAACTCTAGCCATTTTTCTAAAAGATTGATCTAGTTTATTTGTCAATTCAATTTTACTTTTACGATCACTACCAAAAGGTAAATCATTTTTGCTTAGATTTAAAATTGCATAATAATCTTTAGAAAAATCAATTATTTTCTTGGGATCAAAAACATCACTCATATGTATATTATAAAGGTAAACAAAAGAAGATTTTTCAATAAAATAACCATGTGGTACAAAACAGCATTACAATATAATTTATTTGGCACTCTCAACAAGGGCAATAAAAAATCTAGAACAAGATTTTTTGCTGATGATGAGGATGAAAATGCTGAAGTAAATCAACAACCTAATTTAGACGAACCCAATTTAGATGAGCCTAATTTAGAAGAACCCGAAAATCAGGAGCCAGTTCTTACTCCTGTTCCAGTTCAAATTGATCCGGTTGTCAATACGCCTGTTGGAGTTGAAAACAAGACACCATTACCAATCAACTTGCCCCCAGGATTTATTGCTCCACCAGTACACGAGTTTTGTCACTGTGAGATAATTACATTGCCTGGTGGAAGACAAGTTTGGAGATTAGGCAATGGTGAAAATCATTGTGAGCAGTGTAGGGCAAATATGCAAATATTTAACCAAGCTAATCAACAGGCATACGGAACTTAGGCAATAATTTTTATTTCATAACCATCTAAATCTATATCAATTTTTTTATTTAGATAGTTTTTATTTAATTGCATAAGCTTGTTAAAAGAAGATAATATTCTTGATTTTAGATGGATATTCAAATCTGATCTTCTAACTTCTTTTGATAAGTTTCTCTTTATTGTATGCCAGTTTACTTCTGAAGAAATTAAATTAGAAATACATTTATCTTCTAATATTAATAATTTTTTGTAATTTTCTATAATTTCATCAGGACTCATACATTTAAATCCATATATCATAAAATGTTTGATAGCATTATAATTCTTTACATATTTAGATGATAAATCTTTAATTGTTTCTATATCCATCAAGTGATCAGTTATTCCAAATATTTGATTAATTTCACCTGATGAACTTACTTTATATAAACTAATAATTTTTTTATTTGAGATGCAACATACAATTGGTTGCCCTGAAGTTAAATTAAAGTCGCAAAGTACGCTAAGGTTTTCAATTTCATTTAAACCCAAAAGATTATATTCAGATTTTTCAGACAAAGTTTTCCTAATAAATGTTAAGTAGGATTGGATCATGTTAGTTCTTTTTTAATTATCAGAGAGTGAATTAGCTTTTCATCTTCAGAAAACAATTTATAAACTTCACTTGTTCCCCAGAAGCCTTGCCACAAATGATTTAATTTTTCAAGTAATGCTAATTCAGTAATGCTCTGCCACGAAAAGTTTTTAGAGCTTTTTTCGTATTTAGAATATTTATCAACAAATATTTTCTTTTTTGATTCTCTTTCGAATAATACTTTTTGTAAATTGCTTTCTATAACAATATTATTCTCTGACATAAAATTAATAATATTGTCATTTTTAAATGCTGTAACTCTTGTCAAGTCATAGTAAACAACTCCTTCGCCGTAACTGAAGCTAATAGTGTCTTCAATTAAGCTTAGGAGTTGTTTTCTTTTATTTATAGGAATGATTTTTAAATCGAAAGGATTAATGTTTAATTTCTTTATATTTAATTTATTTTTTAAAATTAAATCATTTTCTGAAACAAAAAATAATTTATTGACAAAATCTTCTGAGGTAGATTGTCTTGTGAAATATATATTTGGTATATTTTCATAGCCTTTCAAAAATGAATGAAGGCTTAAAAGGATTTCTAGATTGAGGAAATTGCTATTAGAATGATTATGAAGTTTTTGTTGTAATAAAAGCTCAATTTTTTCTAGCATTCTTTTTGCTAAATAAATCATGAACCATTTTTTTAATAAACGGTCCAAGATGTTCCCCTTTTGTTTGAAGTCTTACGTTGGCAATATTCCCATACTTTTCTTCGAGTTCTTTAAAAAGTCTCCTCACCTTACTTTCTAATTCTCTTGCTGAAGGATTGTAATTTAGTTGTTTTGCCGATAAGTCCCTTAATTCTTCTGTGGCAAGGTAAGCAATCATCTTACTTTCATAAGATGGATTTGTTTTATCGTATCCGTTGTTTTTGCTTAACCTATACCACATAATTATTTACCGATTACGTCAATTGATACAAACTTTTGATTCAATGCAAACGCTACATTTTGAGATGGAACATTGAATAGACAGATTGTGTTTCTTTCATCCTTATAAATAATATGAAAGTCCTTACCCACAGTTAAATATCCTTCAATAGGTCCAATACACTTACCTGGATTATAGGTGGTAATTACCCATTGCCCAAGCCCCCTGTTTAGAGTGTTATCTTGTAGTGCCATATTTTACCTCACAACTAAAACTACATATTATTTACTTTGATCTACATGCTTAATCCTCCTATAAAGGACCAATTCTTACCTATAATAAATATTAAATGTAATGGAGAATATTATGGGTAAAAGTTTTAATTTAAATAGTTTCAGATTTGCGCAAATGAAAATTGACGAAGAAACTGGTGAAATTCTTGAAGAAGAGGCACCAAAAGATTTTCAGCAATCGTTTGCTCATGATAGATATAGAATTGATTTAGGCAATCCAGAAGATATTGCTTATTTAAGATCAATTGGATCTCCCTTACCTGACATGATTGAAGGTTATATGGCAAGACCAGATACTGATAAAAAACCTTTTGAAATGAAGTTTGGTATGAAAACTTTAATTATTCCTAACAAATTAGGATTATATTATTTTATTTCTAGTAATAAATTAGCCAAGTTTGCATTTTTAACTCCAGAGCAAGTACAAGCAAATGAAGCAAGAGCAAGGCAATTCTTCCAAAAAGCAACATTATCACACACTCCAAGACCAAGATCTGCCACTGTCGAATTAACTTATTCATCAGAGTCAGGTTCTGGTAAAGGCGCTAATCAAGTTAGAAGAGTTGCCATCATTCCTAAACTTGAACAATTACTTAAAGATCCTAAAATGATCGATTATGATCCATTATTAACAACAAAAGAATCACATCAAATTGGATTTAATATTGATATATTAAGAGCAATATTTGACGAAAGTTTTTTTAAACAAGCTTTAGCTGATGAAATTATTAGTAAGAAAGATGTTCCAATGATTAAGGGTAAGCAGAAATTACTCAGAGATTTTAGGACTGCAAATAAAACAAGACCTGAAACCCTACCCTCTATGCAACAAATGATAGCTATGATTATAAAAGGCACTGAAAGAAAGTTTGAATTCGATAAAATTCACACTATTTCAATGGATAAAAGAGGCGGCAATTGGTATCCTGGAGACATTCCTTCTTTGATTAAAAAAGCCATAAGTTAGGTGTATAATCCTCTTAAGGACAACCTATTTTATGATTAAGAATGGTGTATTAATTCAGCAGGACAATAAGTGTTTTCTGTGTGGCAAAAAAGGTTTTAAAGAAATCAAAGATGATGTAAATGTTCTTGATTTGCCACTCAAAAAAATAGTCTTGTGCGACGAACATTATAGAATATTTCATGTTGGTAATATTCTAGGTCAATTTCAGCTAAGTAATATCCTGCTATCGTTCATTCTCAATTTGGATGATGAAGTTACAGGAGAAGAACTAAGAGAAAAGCTCTTTGAAATGGTTCCTGGAGCTAAACTTCAATTTCAAAGAGTTTCCCCAGCAGAAAGCGCTCAAAGTAAAAGACTAACACCACGAGACTTTTTCAATAATCTTTCTAAAACTGTTGTAGGCCAAGAAGAAGCTAAAAGACGTATTTCAATTACCGTTTTTGAGCACCTTAGGAATATTAAATTAGAAAAATCAACTGAAAAATATAATATTCTTCTTTTGGGACCTTCTGGAAGTGGCAAAACCTTAATCATTAATTCTGTTGCAAAACAATTAAATGTTCCTTTTGCTGCCGGTGATGCTACTGGTTATTCACCTACTGGATTCCAAGGTGCTGATGTTGACGCAGTTATTCATGATCTATTTACTAAGTCTGGCGGTGATATTGATTTAATTGAGCAAGGCGTAGTTTTTATAGATGAAATTGATAAGCTCGCATCATATCATTCACAAGGAACTAGAACTGAAGCTTTACACACAGCTACTCAAAGTTCAATGCTTAAACTGATTGAAGGCAAATCAGTAAAGCTTCCTCAGTCTTTAACAGGCAGAGAAGGTCCACCATACACCGTTGACACAAACAAAATTCTATTTTGTTTTGGCGGTGCTTTTAATGGATTACATGAAATTGTTGGTAAAAAATTAGGCTATAAAGGTCCAAAGGTCTCTCTAAAGAAAGATGATGGAGAGGTTTTTGAAGAACAAATTAAATCTTTTGAAATATATCAACAAGCTTCCCATGAAATAATGGTGGAATCTTTAATTGAATATGGATTGAGCACAGAGTTGGTAGGAAGAATACAAACTATCGTTGCTTTGTCTCCATTAAAGTATGAAGAATTAAAAACTTGTTTGTTAGATTTACAAAGCTCACCAATTCTTAACCAAGCTTTACTTTTTTCTGAATCAGGCTATGAATTAATTTTCACTGATGAGTTTGTGGACGAGACAATCAAAAGAGTTATGAAGATGGGTACTGGAACAAGAGCTTTGGGCTCTATGGTGAAAAAAGCAGTATCTCAGGCAGCATTTGATTTATTAGGTAATTTTAATGAGTCTGATGATAAGGTGGTTATTGATTCTTGTTGTCTAGATTCTCCGTCAAAATATTTGCTTGATAAAGGAACTTGTAGTTCAGATTTGTAAAATTACACTAGTTACGAATCTGGAGAGAGAATTGAATAACGAGCATTTAAAATCAGTTATTGATACTGCTATAGCTTTTAATGATGAAGAAGTTATTGAACATTTAGCCCAAAGCAATCTTTTTAAAACTGCAGGCATTTTGGATACTCTACGCTCAATGGGTAGAGGCTTGCAGTTACAAACAAGAGGAATGGCAAATGAAAGTCAATTTTCTAGTAAATCAGATTTAACCAATTATCTATCATCATCTTCCAGCGCAAGAGATTCCACAGAATCTGCCATGGTATTAAACTGGTGGATTGATTCCCTAAAAACATTATCTGGTAATGCTCAAGTTGATTTACAGCCCTTCAAAGATCCATCTGATCCTGCAAAGGGTGTTGAAACTATAACAATTACATTCCCTAATTATGCTAAACAAAATCAAATAGTAGAATTATTTAATAATTTATCTAATGATGATGTAAAGAAAAAATATCCGTTCTTAGGTCAAGAATCCCTTTTGTTAGGAACAATGAATTCAATGCCTACTGGTCCATATGAAGGTGTTAAAAATTCTCCTGGCACATTTTTTACTGTTAATAAAACCCCTAATGGCCGGGATCTATTATTTCCATCAGGCTCCCCAGGTGGAACTTTAGGAACCACATTAGGAGATATTTTTGTAAAATTAAATGGGCCGGGTGGATTAATTCAAGAAATTGGTAATCTTTTATCTCAAGATACACTCTCACCAAAAGAATCTGAAGATGTTCATGTAAAAATATTTTCTAATTTAGAAGCTTCCATGACCGATAAAGCAATGACTTCAATGCTCAGAAAAAATGCTATTGGTGGAACACAAAAAGCTGCATTAGATACAAACTGGAAAGTGATTGTTCAAATGCCTAAAACAATTGAAGAAAGAATGAGAGTTCCACCACAAAACCCTATGGAATATAAACAAAAGCTTCAATTAAAAGATTACGGTAGACAGTTATCTCAAGTATTAAACACAAGAATAAACTTTGTTGATGAAAATGGATTGAAGAGAGAAGAATTTATGTTTAATTTACCAACATTAAAACATATTTATGATGACCCAAATATTCAATTACAAGTTAAGCCACTTTTGACCCAAGTGGGAGAATTGATGAATTTGATACAACCAGAATTAGATAAAGATACAGATTTGTACAGAAAGTATTTGACTAAACTATTACCAAAACCAAATCTAAATAAAGAAGTAAATACATTATATTAGGGTGAAAAAATGAGCAAGTTTATAAAAGTTTCCCAAAACAATCAACAATCAACTAATTTGATTGCTGCTATCACAAAAAACACTCCAAACTTTACTATCGAAGATGTTACTGCAGAACTTTACAGAATATCAAAAAGTAATGTTTCTGATGATGTAAAAAATCAAAATGCTTTAGAGTATTTACAAAAAGTTAACGCTTCATTATCATCATTACAGGGCTTGATGAAAACATCTCCTGAAATATCTGCAGCTTTAGCAAAAAAAGGAGTTAAATTATAATGTCAATGTATAAAATTACAAGGTTGACTTCTGAAAAAGAAAATCAAAGATTGTCTCAGCTTGCACAAAACCCATTTGCAAAAGGCTCATTATATAACCAACTAATAAAGCAAAAAAGTGATGATGAAAAAGAAATTGGTGGAGTTAATTCTGCAGCATCATCAGCAAACGAACTAGGCGGATGGTCTGGAGTTGGAATTAAAGGCGGAGATTTTCAAGGTCCTGAAGGAGGCGGAAAACCTTCAGAAATGACAATTAGTCCTGAAATCCTTTTGCAAATACAATCCATGAACATACCAGCTGAAGAAAAAAAGAGATTGCTCAATAGATACATGGAAGGCGAACTCACTGATTTTGCTGGACAGGTTAGAGATAATGCTTACAATGAATTAATTCCAAAATTGCAAATATTACACAGGCAATTTATGACTTCAGCTCCTAATGCTAGAGAAAACTTTATGACAGAGGCTAAGTCCATTTTGTCGCAGTTTAAGGACTCTATGTCTATGTCTGATCTTAATTTTATTAGAACAAATTTACCGTATTTTGCACGATTAATTTAAGATTGTATAATTTCATTTAGGTAATACCCTATGAAATTATGCCCATTATATCTAGAAAATAAAAACTGTTTCGTAAAAACCACATCAACCACACATTCGGTCTCTTACTTTACAAAAATCGATTTACCACTTTTGGAAACAAACTGGAATATTGATTGTGAAGGTGACAGAGACCGATGTTCTTTTTTAAGTGCTCCTAAAAAAATTGAAGTCATACCAGAACCAATTCAAGAAGCAAAACCACAGCCTAAGCAAGAAACTAAAGGAACTAAGATTTCAATACATAAAATTGAAAATCCATATGCTGTAAAGGCAGATGTTTTAATTTTTCCAGCAAATAATGTTCTCCAAATTGATGATGCTAAGTTTCATAGATTGTCAAGAGGAAAAATCCAACAAGAATGTGATGCATATCCTAAACCAATTAAAATGGGACATGTATACATAACTTCTAATGGTGGAGATGAAAGTCAAGTAAAGCCTAAGTCGATTTATCATGCTGTTGTTGCTGGTGAATCAAGATTGGTTAACGAAGAAGATATTAGATCTTCTATGCGAAAATCTTTACATTTAGCAGAATCAAATAATGCTGGAAATGTTGTTATCATTCCTTGTGATTGTGGAACTCATGACATTGAAGATACAGCCAGAGTTCAATTATCCTCAATTCTTACTTACTTTAAATCCAAAAAAGATTCAAATATCAGAAATGTATTTATTGTAATGGAGGACGAGGAAAGTTACAAAACCTTTGAAGAATATTACAATAGAATCTTTTAAAGTTCTTTGAGGCTAAAATGGACAATCAAGAGTTTAATAATCCACCTAAGTTATTATTAGCATTAATAGATAGTTTTAATCAACCAATGTGGATAGTTGATAAAATTGGAAATGTGCTAATGAATGCCAAAGCAGAAGAATACAGTAAAAAGGGGTTTGATATTGCTGTTCATTCTGCAGATCTTTCAGTTGGATGCACAAAATTAGTTACACATTTTGGCAAGAACTTTAAACTCAATAAAAGAGATATTAATCATGGAACAAATAGCTGCTTGTGTACATTAGAATCAGCAGAAGATCCAATCCAAAGACTCAAAGATTCATCAAAAAGATTACAAAAAGTTCTTAACGCAATTTAATAAAGGGGCACAAAGCTATGGAAGAAGAGGAGGAGCTTAGTGTCTCTCAATTTAAAGCAATTCAAAAAGCTCAAACAGAAGCTTATTTAGATTTTAACTTCGCATTACAAAACGTTCTCAAAAATCAAGAAGATATTTTAGAAACATTAGTAGAATTAAAAGGTTCTTCAAATACTGAGTTTAGAAGTATTGAAAAATATTATTTTGCGCTTGATAAAATGTTTCAAAACTTTCAGTCATTAATGCAGTCAAGACAAGAAGCTTTTGAAAATTCATTAGAAGAATACACTGCACAAATATCTCACTTTGGCGCAGAACTTGAAAACACTAAAGTTGATTTAACTAGATTGTTTAAAAAAGATCTCGATGAAATAGAGATGGAAATTAGATCAATGAAAAAACATAATTTCGATATTAAGAATCTTTTAAATAAATCTGCATGGGTTATTGGTGGTATTGGTGCATTTTTAACATTCATGAACTTATTAACAGGTAAGTCTATAAAAGAAATGCTGGGATTGTAATGAATATAATTTGGAATGGAACTGATAAAAAAATAAATCAGCTTCTTGAAATCTATAATAAAGAAACAGGCGAAGAAGTTAAATCTTTTTCCGAAACATCTTACAATTATAAAGTTAACATTGGAAAAGAAATACCGCCAAAAGAAACTAACTTTTGGTATGTCGAAAATACAGTTTCTGGACCTATGGATAAAGTTTTAGATTATTATATAGAAATAAAGAAGAGTAATTATATTTCAAACATCTTAATTAAGGACTTTAGCTATAATTCTGTTAACGGATATATACATTGCTATATAGATGAATACAATACAGCTACTTACTTAAAAAATGAGCATGAAATCGATGCTTTTATGATTGATAAAATTGTGGACTTCAAAACATATGCCAGTTATTAGCTGTTTGTGTCATGACTGTGGAAAAAGCTTCTTTATGAAAAATGAAGCTTATGCACCTATGTCTTCTAATTCAATGAGAAGAACTAATCAATTAAAAACATGGCAAGATTGGGTTGTACATACTCAGTCACATTGTGAAGATTGCAGAATTACAGTTCCACCACCCCAATGTGTAGCTGATTATGATAGAAAAACGAAAATCAATTAAGATGCTAAATTAAGCAAAGCGTCAACAAACTCATTATCAGAATTACCTATTTCGCCTTGTTCACCTAAAACAAAATCATTATTCTTTGCCAATAAAGCTAATATTCCAGTGGTTAGTTCATCTTCTATTTGACTAACATTTTCTGTAGGTTCTGGCATTGATTGTTGTGGAGTTGGCATTGAAGGCATAGATGGATTTGGTGTTTCCATTTGGTGAATTTCTTCATCATCTTTATCTATCAATAATGGGGTTGGATTTTGTTGAATATCTTTTTCCACTGCATTTGTTAATTGATCAGATTCTTCAATAAAACCCTCATTTTCTAGGTCTTCAGCAAGCTTAATTAACTTTTCTACTAAAGTCATTTGTCGTCTCCAAAAATATTCCCAAAGATCTTATTTACTTCTGCATCTGTTAATTTGCTAGCAGTTCTTTCCATGCTCCATCCTGTCTGTCTATCTACACAAGAGGGGCAAACATAGGCTTCCGCAGAAAATAAAGTACGGTGGCTTCTATGCACAGGCAATCCACATACTGAGCACCTTATAGATTTGCCAGGTAAAATTGAACAAACATCTATTGACTTGCCCAAATATTTGCAAGTAACACAGATCTCTTTTTGAGTATTATTATCTTTTCCACCTAAATTGAAAAAGCTCTTTATGCCTGAATGCATTGACAATACGGTTCCTTTATTGTATAGTATACAATTGAAATAATTCTAAAGTTTTCAAGTAAATCCTTGCTTGTTAACCAAAAAGGAGAGAAACTATGATTATGGGATACATGAAAGTAGTTTTGCTTTCTTTGGCAGCTATGTCAAACATATTGCCACATAAAGAAATCAAAATTGCAAAACCAAGTCAAAAATCTTTAACTTTGGAAGTTAAAGTGAATAAAGGAGAGCTTGCAAAAAGAAACAAAATCAAGGGGTTCATCAAATTAGTGAATCCTAAATATTCTGAATCTTATATTGCAAAAATTGTTGAAGCAATGTTTATTTATGGAAAGAAATATAAAGTCGATCCATATATAATCGCTTCAACCGCTTATGTAGAAAGTGAGTTTAGTATGAAAAGCAAACCATGTATTGGGATGATGCAAGTACTAAAATCCACTGCTAGATATATTGATCCCAAAAGACAATATAATCCATACACAGTTTATGGGAATATTGCTTTGGGAACAAAAGAATTATCTACGCATTTGCGACACACTGTCAGAAGAGGTTCAACAATGGACAGAGCCTCAGGTTCAAGTAGAAATCTTAGATATATGTGGGGAAGGTACAATGGTGCTGGAACCCAAAGTAGATATTCAAGTAAAGTTTTGAAAGTTCTTCAAACAATTTGCATGAATGATATTAATCATTTAAGAGCCAAACTTAAACATGGGCCAATTTGGTAAAAAAAGGGGAGAATCGTAAGATTCTCCCCTTTTTTAGTCTTCTAATACTAAGATTAGTTAGGACCCCATCCTCTGTTTCTACCAGATGGATATGTTGAGGTAAGACCCATACCAACAATATCATTGCCTGGGAAGCCAACTGTTGTAACTCTGTCAATATCTTCTCTAAGTCTTTTAAGCTCGAAGACGTACTTGTCTGCTTTTGACTTGAGGTTTCTGATTGAAAGATTGTTTGAAGCTGCCATAAATTGGAAGCCAAATGTTGTTACAGATGCAAATGAAGTTTGAATTGCATTGATTTCAAACTCAAGAACATTGAGGATTGATCTGAAATCATCAACAAGATCAGTTGCATTTGAGAGGTTAGCGACACCAACATTAGCGTCTGTTGGGTAGTTAGCAGCGCTAACATAATCAACAGTAGTAGGCATTGCTGTCCATGTCATTGCATCAGTGCCAACAGTAATTGGCTCTTCAGTGGATAAATACCACTTGGTGCTTCCATTAACTGTACCAGCTGAAACAGAAACTGATGAGAATCTTAATGCTTCTGCATCAGCATTCATATCAGTTGTTCTTGTAAGAACCCAGTTTACGTTAGTTCCACCAATTGTGGAAAGACCGTAGATACCATTGCTGATACCAGTACCTGGTTGATTCTTTACTAAGATTCTTGTATTCAACGCAGTAACGTTGACACCGTCAACAACTAAAGTTGTTGCAGAACCAGATGTAATGGTACCATTTGCAGCAGAATACACTGGCGTGGTAGGAAGCAATGCAGCGGTAGCTAAGCTAACTGCGGTTAAGTTTGTTGCTGTTGCAATGCTAGGGGCATTAAAATAGTGAAAGTCTCTGCGGTCAGTGACGTTATTGACTGTTCTTTGCCCTGGAGCACTACCATTATCAAAAGATGATGGATAATTAACGGCCATTTTTGAACTCCTTAATTAAGTTACACATAAGTTTATTTCTTCGAAGAAAACATTTTTCAAAACATTTTTTTTGTTTTCGTTATTTTTTCCTTTCTGTATGTCATATAATTCTTCCTTTAAAGGGCTTTCATCCTACAGTTAGAACTATATAAGTATCCCCTTTTTGTACAAGAACCCTGATATGACACCTGATATTTCTAGCTCATTTGACCCTAATTTAGACCTTCATTGGAAAGGAAAACATATTTTCGATAAAGAAATTAGGTTTTCTCCTAACCAAAGATTCAATTTAAATCAAATCACTTTTTCAAATACTAAGAGTCAATCCTTATTAGTAAATGTACAGGGTAAACCTTCATTATTAGAACCATCAACACCTTCTACATATTTGCATTTTGATGGCAATGCTCTTACATGGATTCCACTTGTTTTATCTAATGAAACTTTGGGTGTTTTGGAATTAAAAAATGGTGGTACAGGCTGGCATACAAACCCTAATGAAGGACTTGTCTATTTTAAGTCCAATAAATTAAAAACACTTTCTCCAGCTATTGATTCTTATTTATCTTTTGAAAATGATGAGTTTCTATGGAAAAACTTTGATGAAAATGTTGATAAAAGGATAGATAGTAACTCAACGCTTCAAGACTTTAAAAAATATTCATCTACATTAAGAATTACTAAAAGTGGTATTTCATTTGATTTAGAAGAAGATGATGAAATTAAATCATATGCAATTTCTTTTGATAATCTTTTAAAATCAGTAAGCGAAAAAACCGATAAGACTGTTGAATCTGAAAACATTAAAGGCACAATTTCATTCAATCAAGGTGGGTTAGGATTTAACACAATTGATAGGGGAGATATTGTTTTAGCTACAGATGATAACGTTCTAGGCAAAATTTCATCTAAAAATCTGGAAAACCATATCCTCACTGTTAAAAATGGAATTCCGCAATGGTCTGAGATTGATATTAAGAATGAATTAAGAACACAATTAAATAAGTTCAATTTTATTCAAGAATCTGATGGAAACTTAGTATTTAAGGGCGAAAGAGAATATCAACTTAGTACTGTCGATTCTAATATTAATGGAAGTGCAAAAACTTTATCTACAATTTTAAATCTTGATAAAGGCGGTACGGGATTAGATTTAAGTTCATCTGCTTTGGGATCTGTTTTATTAAAATCCTCAGATAGTTCAAAATTGTATGTTTTAAATCCTGGAGAAATTGGTCAGGCTTTAATTTCTAATGGAGCAAATCAATTACCATCATATAAGTATCCAATTTCTCAAGTACAAGCAAGTGAAAGAATTAAATCAGAAAAAATTAAAGACGAGCTAAATCTTGACATAAATACTGATGCTGAGTTCAATTGGCAAGGTAATCACGAGTTCAATAATGCAAGAGTTAATGGAAGTTTAAGAGTAAGATCTTTAACTATTTATGATATTGATAATTCTTCACAAACCACTGACCAAATATTTAGAAGAAATGGCGAACTTTACTTTAATAAAAATGGAATAGAAGTTTGCCTTACAGATACATTTTCAACAAAAGAAACCCATGTTTTAAAGATTTGTGATAATTCAACTTTAAAATCTAACTGTATTAATCCATTCATGTTGTTAGTTCCTTTTACAAGTTCAAAGGCACAGAACGGAGATTTATGGAAATTAAAAAGAGTAGATATTTACTGTCACACTCCACCTAAAGAAGATATTGAAATTAACTTGGTGTGTAACAATGACTCTATTTTATATCATAACATCGTCGTAAACGCATTTGTAAATAAATCCAGCTCTATATCATTCTCTAAAGATCGTTACACTTCAGGAGATATGATTTTTATTAAGACATTAGAATTGTATGAAGCTGACAATTTTACCATTTGGGCCGTAATAGAAAAAATCTAAAACTTGAAACATGGCTAATTTTTATATTGTTCCACCAAGACTAATTGTAGGCTCACTGGTAGCTAATAACGCTGTCACTACCCTAAATGGTTTCCGTGGCGATGTATCTATTCAAGCCGATTCGCCAATTACATTATTAAAACAATTTAATAATATAATATTAGGCTTTGATTCTACTGGTTTTATTACTACTGCTGGTGGAACAATTACTGGAAACTTACAATTTAATGTTTCCAATTCCACTACTTACGGCGTACAGCTTCTTTCTAAAACAACAGACCCTACCGGAACACCACCTACCGGAGCAATATATTTTAATTCTGCATCTAATGAAGTAAGAATATATTATGCAGGAGGCTGGAACACACTTACAGGCGGTGGTGGCTCTGGAATTACTGCTGGATACGCTGATCTTAATTATCTTAGACTAGATGGAACCAATCAGCCTGTAACTGGATATGTTCAGTTTAATGAATACTTAAGATTTTCTAATAAAGCTGGTGTTCAATCTTCTTTTGGCTCTAGTTATGGTTCTGTTTACTTCGACACTACAGCCAATAAACTAAGAGTATTTACACCTACTGGATGGCAATTAGTAGGTGGTGGTGGTGTTACAGGTATTTATCCTGGCACTGGAATAACTGTCACTGGTGGTTTGATTGACGAAGTTGGAACTGTATATGTTGATGAATCATACAATTTCAACTGGACTGGCTCAAATACTTATACCCAAGCAATTTCATTTGCAGCTGCTCAAACATTTGATATAACCAAGCTAAGTATAACATCTCAAACTGCTGGTGATACTTTATATTACAACGGCGCTGCATGGGATAGGCTTGGAATTGGCAACACAGGAGATGTATTAACAGTTGCAACAGGAGCCACTAAACCAGAGTGGGCTCCTTCTGCAGCATCTGGATTATTAGGCACACCTACTGATACTACATACACAGATGGATATTTTGACACATGGACTCCTGGTGTTACCACTGCAGCTGACGCTTTTGATGATATTAATGAATTACTAGCTCTTATAGCTCCAACTGCTCCTGACGGTTTGGCAGGTATGAACTTAGCGATTTCAAGTTCACCTACATTTTATTCAGCAAAGGTTTCTGCAAACAATAGTGCAAATTGGTACAGAGCTGGTATTACTACTGGTGCTACGATTTCAAGATATTATGTTACTGGATCTTTAACTTTAGCCAGTACTCCAGTGTCTAAGTTTTTTGCAGGTAAGACTTTAGACACAGCTTCATTTGGTACTATTTCTCATATTTTATATGATTCAACTTACACATCTGGTACTGCAGTTTCATTTATAGATTTAACTACAAATCCAACTCCTACTTACACTCTTGGAACAATGAGAGTGACTGCGCTAGGTACTACAAATACAATTTGGAATAAAGCTAACGCAAATATTCAAGCATACACTCAAAGTACAGATGGTTATGCGGGTAATTCATTAAGATGGACTCCTTCTTCCATAGGTTCTTCTAGTGAGTCAAATCTTTATGAGGTTTGGAAAGATACATATAGTGTAGATGGGGCAGCTACCCCTTCATTTTCTACAGGACCGTCAAATACAGTAACAACAGAAGTATTTAAATATCTTTCAGGATTAAAATATTATGGAACTGGAACTTCATGGCAGGTTACGTTTGTAGCTGCTTCTGGAATATTCAATAGATGTTACAACGCAACAAGAGTAGCAAATATTTCTGCGACAGGTTTAGTGACTCTTAATTTAACTGGTGAAGAAAGTGGAACTCCTGTTTATAATGCAACATACGATAGATCTGGTTTAAATTACGTTACTGCTACATTAAATACTATAGACCAATCTTCTTTCAATAAATATTTGACTGTTGGGCTATATAAGGTTATTAACTCAACTTCCTCTAATACTGCTATTAATTACTATATAAACACCTACGGAAATATAGCAACCGCATATAATGAATATTTCCAAGATGAAGTTTATAGATTAGTAAATGATAGTGCAGGATCAGGTACGGCATTCAGCAGCTTAGACAATCTTGCTAATGCTAATGCACAAGTCAGGAGTGGCACATTGAGAGTTCCAATACAATCAGAATATGATGCTCAATGGGCTGGTTCTGCCAATGACTATTCTACTGACAATGCATTTGAATACCAAAGGTGGTTCAGTAAAGCTGGAGCTACAAAGTCAGGCACATTAGCCTTTACCGGTATTGCCACAGGTGATTTGTATGCCTATGGAACTTCAGGCTCTGGTACAACAGGCCTCAATTTATTAATTTTTCTCGAAACCGATCAGGTCTGGTTTGATTTAGGTATTCCAGTAGGCTTGGGTGGCACTGGAATATCTAAAGCTTCAGCAATTGGAGCAAAAGATCTTACTAATACTTCAGGCAGCACTATAGCGTGGTCCTTAGGAAGTGTTTATAGTACGGCATTAAATAATAATAGATACAGAGTTTCTATTATATTTAATAAAAACTCAACAAAAACTATCACCCAGATTATAAGTAGTTAAAAATGTCCTGGTCTAAAGAAGATATCAGCTTTAAGAAGCTAAGTAGCAAAAGAGTTACTTGGACTACTAACAAGGTGTTTGAAGAGATTGGTGCAAGATCTCTTGACATTCACAACACTGATATAAAAGCTGACTTAATACCTGATGTCCCACCAGGTTTTGGTGTTACTGGTCTTCTTCAATATTACGATTATTCAGGCGGAACTGGTCTTACTTTAGTTAAAGACCTTACTGTTTCTGATAGTCTTACATATTTTGCAACAATTTTTAATGGTTCTGGTAATGAAGCGTTTGCTAACCAATTAGTAGGTGCAGGTGCTACAGGTAGATTATTTAATTGGGTCAGTGACAAATATGATCAGTTAGGTTTATCACCATCTTTAGGATATGAGATTAAGCTCTATGACAAAGATGGAAATCAGATCACAAAAACTGATCCTTCAGATTGGTATTTTGATTATCAAACTGGTATTTTAATTTTTACAAGTCAGTACCAATCTGCAGCAACTACGATAGCAAAAGCGCCTTACTATATTACTGGTTATAGATACGTTGGCGGCTTTGGAATTACTGCTGGTACTGGAGGCACAGGAACTGGCAGTGTAGGCACTGGTGTTACTGACGGAATTGCGTTTTACACCAGTGCAAATGATATTACTTCTTCTTCTTCATTAACTTGGAATAGCGGAAGCAGTTTACTTACATTAAACAACAGCTCTTTCTCACTCACTGGTAGCACAATTACTGCTGGTGATTGGGCTGGAAATGCTATCACAACTCTTTATGGTGGCACAGGTTTAATAAGCTATACAAAGGGTGATGTTTTAGTCGGCTTGGGCGGAACTTTAATTGTTTTACCTGTGGGCTCAAACAATTATTTTTTAACAGCAGACAACACCACTGATTCTGGTTTAAATTGGGTTTCAGGATTAGCCACAACTGGAATAATATCTTTAAATAATCTTGATAGCATAGCACAAACATTAGTAGTTGGTCAGTCTGGTGTCAAGTTTAATATATCTTCTACTGGTACTTCCCACACATTTAATATTCCAAATGCGGGTGTAGGCGTATCTGGTTTAATTACTGGTGCTACTCAATCAATTGGTGGTGTCAAAAGTTTCTATGATAATTTACTTGTTAGAGATGGAAAAGAATTAAGGTTATATTCTGACTCTAATCTTTATTATAGTGGATTAAAATCAGCAGCCACAGCATCTACAACATTCACACTTCCTAACGGTACTGGTACAAGCGGTCAAGTTTTAGCTACAGATGGAAGTGGAGTTCTTACATGGATTGACAGGGGTGTATCAATTGGAGAAACACCACCAGTAAGTCCATATGTCGGTGATCTTTGGTACGATAGTACAGATGGCACTTTATTCATCTATTATTTTGATGGTGCTGAATATTACTGGGTAGAAACATTTGCTGGAACTGGAGGAGACCCATTTCCTGGTTCTGGCTCAGGAATATCTAGTTTAAATGGTTTGCTGCCTACAGATCAAACTCTTGAAGTAGGGTTTTCTGGAAACACATTTAACATTGTTTCCGTTGGATCTTCTCATACATTCAATTTGCCATATGCATCAGAGTTTGTTTCTGGTATGGCTTCCACAGTTACACAAAACTTCAAAGGTTTAAAATCATTCTTTGATGGTGTAAATCTATATAATCAATCTGAACTTAAATTATATAATTCAGATAATTCAGAATACACTGGCTTTAAATCTACAGCCACTGATTCTGTCTTGTATAGTTTGCCTGCTGATGATGGGCAGGGATTACAAGTTTTATATACTGATGGAGCTGCGGGATTAGGCTGGACTTTTGTCGGAGACGTAATTATAGATGTTGTTCCTCCAGCATCTCCAAGATACGGAACTTTGTGGTGGGACTCTGAAGAAGGCAATCTTTATATTTATTATTTTGATGGCACTAATCCACTATGGGTTGAGGCATCAAGCGGTAATGGTTTTGGATCCGGTAATACTTCTGCTGGCGGTGGAATTACAAGCTTAAATACATTAACAGATTTACTTCAGACATTTGAAGTTGGGTCATCTGGAAATGATTTTAATATATCTTCATTAGGCTCATCTCATACATTTAATATTCCTTTAGCTGGTGGTAGTGGTGTTACTGGCCTTGTTTCTTCAAATGCTCAAGAATTTTGGGGATTGAAGTCATTTAAAGATGGACTAAGTATACTAGATGCAAACCCTCTGTATTTTTATGAAGGCCTTGGGACTAGTTATGTTTCTTTTCAAGCTGGTACAGGGTTAACTGGCAATTTATCTTTCACTCTGCCAGATACTTATGGCTATAGTAATCAAGTTTTATCTACAGACGGTTCAGGTATTTTATCTTGGATTTCTCAGACAGGAAACGCTTCTGTTGCTGTTACTAATGTTGCACCATCAGCTCCATCAGTCGGAGACCTTTGGTGGCATAGTGAAGAGGGGCAATTAAAAGTTTACTATACCGATCAGGGTGCAGGTACTGTAAGTTCTCAATGGGTGGATGCTTCTCAAAGATGGGGCATAGGTGGAAGTTCTGGCTCAGGTGGCGCTGGTATTACATCTTTAAATGGGCTTGATGTTTTAGAACAAACATTTTCTGTTGGAAGCTCAGGAAATAATTTTAATATTTCTTCAACAGGTTCTTCTCATACATTTAACATACCTTTAGCAGGCAATGGAGTAACTGGTTTAATTGACTCAGGTGCTCAAACTATTTATGGCGCTAAAACTTTTGACAGTGACCTTTATGCTATTAATAATATTTATGTAAGTAAGAATAACTATATTGGTGGTGTTCCTGCTGATTTTGCAGTAGGAGGAAGCACTGGCGTTGTTTATTTTGGTATAGCAAAAGGGCAAAACATTAATCGTTTTGCTGGCATGATGGTTGAAGAAACTACTTCTCCTCTTGGTGGTGGAAATCTTAATGGAGAGCTTGTTTTTTACACAGATTCAGAAACTGTAGATTTGTCAACTGAAAGATTAAGAATCACTGGTTTTGGTACAGTCATATCTACAGGACGAGTTGTTATATCTAATACAACAGGATCTGGATCAACTTCTACAGGTAGTCTTGTTGTTTCTGGTGGCGCTGGAATTGCAGGCACATTAAATGCAGTTTCGCTTGGAGTAAGAGATTTAACTGCTTTATTTGCAGCTAATTTAACCACATCATCAACAGCATCAAGCCAAGTACTTCATTCATTACCATATTCAGAGTTTAAAACAGCTAAATATGTTCTTCAATGCATATCAGGTTCAGATTTGCAGGCGCAAGAGTTATTATTGATACATGATGGTTCAAATGTCTATATGACTGAGTATTCTCAAGTTTTAGGGCCAAGTAATATACCTATAACAACATATGATGCAAGAATATCAGGAAGCTCATTAGAGTTATTAGTATCACCAGTTAATGCTGTTACTACATATGTTGCTTCGTGTACGGCGATAAGAGGTTAATAAATGTCTATAGCAATTAAAAGAAATTTTACAATACCATCAACATCTGCTATTGGTGCAACTGAATTATACTTAACTTCTAGTGTTGCTTCAACTACGATTGGTACTGGTGCATTACAGGTTGCTGGTGGTGCAGAAGCCAATGCATCACAATATGCTTCGTGTCAAGTTTCTTCGTTTAATATGTACAACCGAGCTTTATCTGCTCAAGAAATATTACAAAATTACAATTCAATTAAGAAAAGATACGGATTGTAATAATTATTTTATATAAAGTTCGTTATAAGTTTTTAATTTATTATTGCAAAATCAAATAGAGGATATTTTAGCATGTACATAATAAAAAATAGTATATCAAAGTGTTTTATTTATAGATAAAATGAGGGGATAAAATGGCATTACTTAATTTTCCAGATCCGTTATCGTTTCAAACATATACAGCCAATGGTAACACATGGGAATGGAATGGCACATCTTGGATTTCTGCAAACAATTTAAATCTTAGCGATCAAGTTACTGGTGTACTTGGAACAGTATACGGAGGTACTGGGAAAGCTTTAAGTGGGATGTCAGTAGGAAGCGTTATTTATGCCGATACTTCCTCATCATTCGCTGCTTTAGCTCCTGGAACTAATAATTATGTCCTGGCCACACAAGGAAGCGGATCAGCTCCTTATTGGAAAATTGATGATTCTGGAACTGGAAGTGTTGGAAGCGGAACTACAGGTGGGTTTGCATATTATAACGGTTTAAACAGTATTACGTCTGGAAGTGGCGTGTCTTATATTAGTGCTAGTAGTAGAATTGTTCTAACAAGCCAAATTTTAAGCTTGCCTTCATCGGTTATTGATTCTGGTACATGGTCTGGCACTGCAATAAGCTTACCATATGGAGGCACTAACGGTAATAGATCTGGTATTGCTGTTTCCTACCAATTGGCAGTTTATGATAGCGGTGGTACTGCAATCACTCAAATTAATACCACTTCTTCAATTGGTAACTCGGTATTATTACAAACTGCACAAAATGCTTTTCCAACTTGGGTTGGACAATCTACATTAACTGTTGGTTTAGCTGTTTCTTCTACTAACGCTGGATTAGCAGTATCTTCTACCAATGCTGGATTAGCTGTATCTTCCACTAGTGCTGGATTAGCAGTATCTTCTACCAATGCTGGATTAGCTGTATCTTCCACTAGTGCTGGTTTAGCAATTTCTTCTACTAATGCTGGATTAGCAGTTTCTTCTACTAGTGCTGGATTGGCAATTTCTTCTACCAATGCTGGATTAGCAGTATCTTCTACTAATGCTGGTTTTGCAGCTTCATCTACTAATACTGCAAATACAAATATAGTTGGAGACACCACCAGCCAAATATTCTTCACTGGTTCAAGAAGTAGTAGTTCAATAGGTAATACTCCAGTATATGTTTTATCGGGAGTTAGTGCTCTTGGAAATACAATTACTGCTACTACATTCTCTGGTAACGCTACTACAGCTACCAATGCTGGATTAGCTGTATCTTCCACTAATGCTGGTTTAGCTGTATCTTCTACTAATGCTGGGCTAGCTGTTTCTTCTACTAGCGCTGGGCTAGCTGTTTCTTCTACTAGCGCTGGGCTAGCAATCTCTTCTACAAATGCTGGCTTAGCTGTATCTTCCACTAGTGCTGGTTTAGCAATCTCTTCTACAAATGCTGGCTTAGCTGTATCTTCCACCAATGCTGGATTTGCAGCTTCGTCTACCAATACTGCAAATACAAATATAGTTGGAGACACCACCAGTCAAATATTCTTTACTGGTTCTAGAAGCAGCAGTTCAATAGGCAATACTCCAATATATGTTTTATCAGGAGTTAGCGCTCTTGGAAATACAATTACAGCTACTACATTCTCCGGTAATGCTACAACAGCCACCAATGCTGGTTTGGCTGTTTCTTCTACTAATGCTGGATTAGCTGTATCTTCTACTAGTGCTGGATTAGCAATTTCTTCTACAAATGCTGGTCTTGCAGTTTCATCTACTAGTGCTGGATTAGCTGTATCTTCTACAAATGCTGGTTTAGCTGTATCTTCCACTAGCGCTGGCTTAGCAATTTCTTCTACTAATGCTGGATTAGCTGTCTCCTCAACTAATGCTGGTTTGGCTGTATCTGCTTCTAGATCAGAAACTATTAGAACTCAGGGATTAAGTGGCACTAACTTTTTAGCATTATCTAGTGCAGACTCTGCTACTGCAAATCAATTATTGTATGTTGGCAGTGGAATATCTGTTACTGCAACACTTTTGGTTGTGCCTGAAGATACAAGACTTGGAAATAATACTCAATCTACTAACACTTCTTCAGGTGCTTTAATTGTTTCTGGTGGTGCAGGGATAACAGGTAACTTAAATGTTGGCGGTAATTTTGTTTTAACTGGAGATCTTACAGTTAATGGAACTACTACAACAGTTAATTCTACAGTTTCTACTGTGGTTGACCCAATAGTTACGATAGGCACTGCAATTGGTGGAACAGTACCAAGCAGCACTGATTCTAAAGATCGTGGCATAGCATTTTATTATGTTTCTGGTACTGGCAAAACTGGCTTCTTTGGATGGGATCAATCTGCAAGTAAGTTTGCTTTATTTTCAGATGCTGTAATTAGCGGAGAAGTTGTAACAAGTGGAACTAAGGGTGTTCTTGTTGCTGATTTAGATGGCAATGCTGGTACAGCTACATCTTCTGTAACTGCTGGTCTTGCTGTATCTTCCACTAATGCTGGACTAGCTGTATCTTCTACTAACGCTGGCTTAGCAGTATCTTCTACCAATGCTGGATTAGCTGTATCTTCTACTAGTGCTGGTTTGGCAATTTCTTCTACTAACGCTGGGTTAGCAGTTTCTTCTACTAATGCTGGTTTTGCAGCTTCATCTACTAATACTGCAAATACAAATATAGTTGGAGACACTACTTCTACAATTTACTTCACTGGTTCAAGAAGTAACAGCTCAATAGGTAATACTCCAATATATGTTTTATCGGGAGTTAGTGCTCTTGGGAATACAATTACTGCTACTACATTCTCCGGTAATGCTACAACAGCCACTAATGCTGGTTTAGCTGTATCTTCTACAAATGCTGGCTTAGCTGTATCTTCCACTAGTGCTGGTTTAGCAATTTCTTCTACTAACGCTGGATTAGCTGTATCTTCTACAAATGCTGGCTTAGCTGTATCTTCCACTAGTGCTGGTTTAGCAATTTCTTCTACTAATGCTGGATTAGCTGTATCTTCTACTAATGCTGGTTTTGCAGCTTCATCTACTAATACTGCAAATACAAATATAGTTGGAGACACTACTTCTACAATCTACTTCACTGGTTCTAGAAGTAGTAGTTCAATAGGCAATACTCCAGTATATGTTTTATCAGGAGTAAGTGCTCTTGGGAATACAATTACTGCTACTACATTCTCAGGTAACGCTACTACAGCCACCAATGCTGGTTTAGCTGTATCTTCTACTAATGCTGGATTAGCTGTTTCATCTACTAGTGCTGGATTAGCAATTTCTTCTACAAATGCTGGACTTGCAGTTTCATCTACTAGTGCTGGATTAGCAATCTCTTCCACCAATGCTGGACTAGCTGTTTCTTCCACTAATGCCGGATTGGCTGTATCTTCTACTAGTGCTGGATTAGCAATTTCATCTACTAATGCAGGATTGGCTGTATCTTCCACTAATTCAGGTCTATCACAAAAAACAAATGTATCTACATTCACTGGAGCTGGAACTTCATTTTTAGCTATCAGCGATGTCGTCTCAGGTACAGCAACAATAGGGGCTACGTCGTTTATTACAATAAATGCTAGTGCTGGTAGTATTGGTGCGACAACGGTTACTGCAAACCATAAGGGTACATGGACAGGTACTGCAGTTACTGCGTTGTATGGTGGTACTGGTTTAGACACTGTAAGTAAATTAAATGTCCTTACTGGATCTGCAACAGGTAATACTTGGACAGCAATTGGTTCAAGTACTCTTCCTGTAGCATACATAAGTGAAAATGCTCCCGCAGCTTTGACAGCTTTTGGTGCAACACAGCCTGGACAGCTTTGGTGGGATAGCACTTATGGTGTATTGAAAGTATATTACTCAGACATCAACACTAATCAATGGGTTGATGCTCTCCCAGTCTTAGGTTCTAATGGTGGAAGCGCAGTCAAAAGATCTTACTTATTGAGTTTTGGCGCTGGATTTACTCCATCGTTAGGTTCTGATTCAGTTTCAATTTTAATCCCATTTGCACCTGATAATTCTGTTTCATATTATTATATCAAGAGATTAGAATTAAGAAATGAAGGTACAATTTCAGGTGCTGGCGCTTCTTTCTTCATCGAAAGAAACACTACAAGAACTCCTACATCGTCATGGACAACAGCAAATACAATATTCTCGGCAGCTGGATCCTCATTTAAGGCAGGAGCTGGTATATATATAACATCATATACAAACTCTGGTTCAGGAGCAAGTTTTGTATCTTCAGCTGGTGTAGCAGCTTCTATTATGTCAGGAGATTATTTAAGACTCAACTTCACTGCCTTAAATGGTGCAGCAACATTGGCTGTATCTTTAATGATAGAAGAACAATAAATTAATTAACAAAAAAGGCCCAGATTTCTCTGGGCCTTTTTTGTTATAATTGAATGATATTTATGTAACTACTCTCGAGTTTGTTTGCGAAGTAAATATTGCCCTTCTTCCTTGCGTGGTTCTTCCGGTACCATCTCCAGTTTCTGTGTAAGTATAATAAATTGTAGTGTCTATATAATCTACACTTACATCTACCGTAGAAGAAACACTAGGATCAAATCTAATTTGAACACCAAAATCAGAAGCATTCACATCAGCTGCAGTCCAAGATAATCCCCATAAGTCTGTAGTATTGCCGAAAGCGTTATTTAATGTAACTTGCTCTGTGACTTCGCTTGATAATGTAGCGCCTTTACATACAACAACAGATAAATAGGCCTGTGGTATAGAAGCAACTTGGATATTTACAATTATTCCATTTACAGTTGCGCCTGAAGGTATTTTTTGTATTCTATCAGTTACTTTAAGATAATTTGATATAGTATATGTTGGATATACAATATTAACATATGCTACAGCTCCATCGTCAACTGTAGCGTTTCCTGTGTTTGACCAAGATGCATCTCCACTAGATATTTGAGTAGCTGAGGAAAAATTTGATGTAAGGTTACCTGAAGGCATTTTGTTACTCCAATTAATTAGGTATCTAGGTTATATGTACAAGTTAAGTAGTATATATACCTTATATTATTCGTAAATAGGTAACAATTTATGGCCTTAAATTTTCCAGATTCATCAATAGAGCAAACTTATATAGCACCCAATGGGACAACATATATATGGAATGGCTCTTCATGGGTAGTAACACCTGTTTTACCTGTTTCTAGAGGTGGCACTGGGTTTACAACATATGCCCATGGAGATGTTCTTTATGGTGATTCCAGTAAACAATTAAATAAACTTACTGCAGGCACTTCTGGACAAGCACTTTTAACTGCCGGACCAGGTGCAGATCCTTATTGGGGAACAGTATCTGCTGGTGGAGCTGGCACAGTGGCCTCTGGCTCTTCTGGCAAGATTGCATATTATGCTTCAGCAGGAGCTTCAGTAAAAGACGCTACTGGAATAGATTATGCTGCGAGCACAAATATTCTTACAGTAACTTCGCAAATAACAACTGATAATATATTGCAACTTAAAGGTTTTTCAAGTTCACAAACTGGTGATGCTTTAGTATACAAAAAAGATGGATCAGCGGTAACTTTTAAAATAGACAAAGACGGAATTGTTACATCTGGCACTTGGGCTGGTAATGCTGTTACTGCTTATTATGGTGGGACAGGACAACAATCTTACACAAATGGACAATTATTAATCGGTAATAGCTCTACAAGTGGATTGACCAAAGCTAATTTAACTGCTGGTGTTGGAATTAGTGTAGTAAACGGAAGCGGTTCAATCACTGTCAATAACAATAGGCCTGTTGTATTAACTTTAGCATCTGGTTTTACGCCTGTTGGTATTGGCACTGATTACAATGTTCTGAGAGTACCAGAAGGCAAAAACTTAGCTAATACAAATTATAATATAAGAGAAGTTATTTTAGGAGTAGGCGTTACATCATCTGGTACAAGCACTATAAGGTTAGAAAAAAGCGTAGGGCCTCATACAAGTACTTCAGGTTTTAATTTATCCGCTGTTGGAAGTACCACTAATGTAATGTCTGCAGATCTTTCAATTATAGGTGGAATTGGAGAAACTTCATGGATAACTTTTGCTGCAGGTCATGGCACTGCTGCAACTGGTGACAGAATAAGAGTTAACTATACTGCTGTTGATTCTGCTCATGCTAATTTTATAATCCAATGTCTTTTAGAAGAATATTAAAATATGAAAACATGTATTGTAAGAAAAAGGATGGAGCCAAAAGCATCAGGAAGTTATAATTTTGATATTCAAACCCCAATTGGATTTGGCATTCCGAAATGTGGAATATGCTTTTATACAAATGGGTCTGACAACGATGCTTTTGATGAAAGTTCTTTAGATAGAGTTTTTGGTATAGGTTTTTTTGGCTATTCTTACGCTAATCCTGCCACTTTTACAGCATACACTAGTAGCATTGGATTTACCCATAATCAATTGGCAACATC